TCACCATTCGTGAGGTCATAGACACGATGCGTCTTCTCATAGAGAAAGAGGACTGTGAATTAGATACGCCCATCGTGTGGTATCACTTAGCAGATGGTTGCTTGACTAGCGTGGCCCATGAGTGTTGCCATGTATTCCATGAGGATGAGTCATGGGTGGAACTGACTCTCCATGACCCACATGCTGACTCGTTAGGCTGGGTCCATCGAGGTGAGGAAGAATGAACTCTGAAAAACTACCACAGTGGGCCATAGACCAAAATATAAGACTAATGAATAGAGAGCCTGATGAATGTCATACTCTTGGATGTGAAGAAGTTGAGGTTAAAGATGAAGACGGTAATCTCGCACATTACTGCAAATCCTGTCTATACTGTTCTGAGTGTGGGAAGGAGATGGAAGAACATACATGGTCTGAAATGTCTTGTGAAAAATGTGATTTTGTAACTTGTGATTACTGCGGTAATGAGGGGTTATATATCCATGAACACGATGATTCACAAATGGCGAGAGTTTCCCTTGATGGTAACGGTTTTTCATCAGACGATTACCTAGTACCAAACGGCATGAAAGAAGTTTGCAGACATAGATGCTATGATAAAGTAGTGGATTACTACGATGGTGAGGGTAAATGTAGGATTTGCGGAGAACACCACCCTATTACTGAAGATGATAATTGTGCGAAGAGGTGAGGAAGAATGAATGAAACAGATGAACACAACAAATGGAAGCATGGATATTGGAGATTGAAGAAAGAGAACAGCGCGCTTAGGCTTAGGCTGGAGGTAGCCGCGACGCGCATTGATGATTACAAAGAAGAACATGAGAGAGAAGTCATAAGGTTATGCGAGGAAATAGATGGGCTACGAAGGCAAGTGATGGAGGCAAGGGCAGGCGCAAGGATGGTTATGCACTTGACTCGTGAAGGCACACTCACTCCTGAAGATGGTGAGTGGCTGATTGATGAGGTGTATGTATGAGCGATTGCAGAACTGAGGTAGTGAGTATCAAAGACCACCATTGGGAGATGAGTGATATGTTTTGGGATGAACCATACGAACAGTTCCAAATAACGATTACGTGTAGTAAATGTGGGCGTTCAGGATGGGGCTGGATTGATTTACCTACGATGATAGGAGGCGAGGAAGAATGAGTGACCCACTACCTGAGAAAGCAACAGAGTATGCTGTGTTAGTGTGGTATGCACCCGAAGACCAAGCCGCATGGGATGAAAGCGAATCACTCGGCGCTATGGATGAGGCATACAATATAGATACACTTGAAGAAGCGATGGAGATTTATGAGCAAGCGACTGATGTGTTTGCTAAGGAACTACATCACTATTACCAAGTGGCTACACATGGATGGGAATCGAGTTCTAACTGCTTGATGGCGTGGGAAATAGGAGATGAAGAAGAATGATTACACCAAACAAAGACGACATGATGAGGATGGTAAAGGCGTTCGTGTCTATCCATCACGAAGTGAATAGCATTCACATCAAGGATGACATTGGGCCTAACGCACCGGACGCTCCCTTCTTCAAGCGAGTGGCTGCTAAGGATGAGATGGATGAGGAAGACTACATCGAGATGAGCCAACGCTTCCGCAAATACATCGGCACTCAATTGCCTGAGATTATGGAGATAGCGGGCTACGCACCCACTACTGATTGGGGGAGAGCATTAGATGGACTACATCAGATAGGTGAGGAAGCGAAAGAGAAGAGGCTTGAGCGTGAGAGGATAGAGCGAGAGTATGCAAAGAAACTAAACAAGGGTAAGCGGAAGGTGAGTGGTTATGTGGATGACCTCATTACCCAGAAGGGTTGCGAGTCATACTTCACACCTCTATCTGATAGCGAACTGAAGTCCTTGAAGAATGAACTCTTAGACATGGGTATAGATGTAGCGTCAGTCAATGAGTTAGTGGATGGTGCTAACGAGAGTGGGTTGAGTAAATTAGAAAACTACAAGTCACGCTTCTCTCTTGACGTGGAGGAATACGATGAGGTGTGGTATAGTAAGAATGACTACCAACAAAGATACCCACGTAAGAGTAAGAGATTGAAACTTGTATGGAAGGGGCGCAACACCCAATTATACTATGACCTCAAGGGGGCAGTGCCTTTTCCTTCGTTCAAGTATCAAGACTATACCATGTCTTGCTCACTCGACAGCATGGTTATCGAGAAAGTATCTTCTATACTATCCAAGTATGGCTACGACACAAGCAAACTCGATGCCGTCGGTGCATCAATCAAGACTACTGAACCTAAGACTAACAGCAGTGGGTATGCAGTGCGTTTGAGGGGCGATGCTTTATTCCTCAAACTACCTTACAACGATACCACTTGTAGGAATATAGTCAAAGGACTCAACGGGCGTAAGTGGGTTCCCGATATGAAACAATGGACTGTTCCAATAAGCGAGGCCACTGTCCTCATCAAGAAACTCAAGGAAGCAAGTGAATGGAGCAACAGCCCTGCCTCCCTGCTCACTGAATTAGAAGGGATAGATGCACTGACTGACTACCTAAAGGGTAAGGCTGAACGCATAGCAATCAGCAGTGCTGCTACACTCACTGACGATAAGGTAGTCAAGGAGATGGAGAGTAGGCTGACTAAGATATTTCCAACCGGCTACACACTCTATCCATTCCAATATGCAGGCGTGCGCTTTGCTGAGTTAGCAGATGGTCGTTGTCTAATCGGTGACGACATGGGTGTAGGTAAAACAATCCAAGCCCTCGCTTATGCTGCACTGCATGAGGAACTATGGCCTGTCCTTATAGTATGCCCTGCGAATGTAAAATACAATTGGCTCAAGGAGATACAGACTTGGCTTCCACACGTGGACGTTCAAGCAGTGAAGACAGGGAAGGAGGACATAGAATGCGCAACCTTCACCATCATTAACTACGACTTAGCGAAGCGACAACAGGATAACCTTCACTCACTTGGAGCCAACCTTATCATCTTCGATGAGTCACACTATCTCAAGAACTCAAAGGCACAAAGGACACAGGCTTGCGTATCGTTGGCTGACGGTGCTGACTCGGTGCTGTGTCTAAGCGGCACAGCCATTACCAACAGACCTGTTGAACTATTCACTACGCTGGAAATGATTAGACCTGCTGAATACAAGGGGAACTTCTTTCAGTATGCAAAGAGATACTGTGGTGCTGAACAGAATAGATGGGGATGGGATTTTACAGGCGCAACCAACATCGAAGAACTACATGAGAAACTACGTGACTGTATGATTCGTAGGCTCAAGAAGGAAGTGTTGGCTGAACTACCAGACAAGGTGCGACAGTTTATCCCCGTTGTTCCTAATCAGAAAGAGATGGCTGCATACAAGCGAGCGCATAGAACATGGATGACTGACTACGCTCACTACAAAGCAGAAGGGAGAATCCCTCTTGGCTTCGTTCTCAATATGCTGACTGACTTACGTCATCATGCGGGAACACTCAAGGTAGGTGCGACTATTGATTGGGTGGCTGACTACAAGGCACAGAATGAAGACAAGCCAATCATCATATTCTATCATCACAAAGATGTAGGGGCTGGCTTGTTAGACATGATGACTAACGACAAGAGATACAACCACAAGAAATGGAGAGTAATAGCGGGCGGCACGCCATCAATTAAGCGGCAACAGTATGTTGAACAGTTCCAAGCAGGTATGTTAGATGGATTACTTTGCTCCACGATAGCGGCGAAGGAGGGGCTTACTCTCACTGCCGCAGACACGGTAGTATTCATCGAGCGCGAGTGGGTTCCCGGATGGGAAGAACAAGCCGAAGATAGAATCAACAGGATAGGACAGGACAACGACACAGTGTGGGCGATTTACCTATCAGTCATAGGCACGATAGACGAGAAGTTCGATGCGATAGTGGAGGACAAGAGGCGCGTGACTTCTGCTGTCCTCGACGGCGGAGATATAGGAGAAGATAGAGCAGGTATTGCGATTGCCCTGCTCAAAGCGATGATTGATGCCGGAGAAATACCTGCTGATATGTTGAAACACATGGGTAGCAAACCAAAGACACACAACAAGAAGGAGGAAGAAGAATGAACACAGGGATATGGTACAAGAAAGGAAGTACAGGAAAGATGGTACAATGGGAGGGGTGGACTGAAGGAAACACCTTCTATGTACGCAGTGGACAGGTCAGTGGTAAACTAACCACCACTGTTGGTGTAGTATGCACAGGCAAACAGGGGCGTAGTGATAGCGAGCAAGCGAAGTTCCAATTGAATGCTAAACTCAACAAGAAGAAAGACGACGGGTATCTCAACGACTACGATAAAGCCTTGACTCATGTAGTGATGCTACCAATGTTGGCTCACTCATATAAGAAAAGAAGTCACAACATCTCCTTCCCTTGCATAGTGCAGAGGAAGTTCGATGGTGTGCGATGCTTCGCCATGCCGGATGGTAGGCTGCTCTCTCGTAAGGGCAAAGAGTTTCCTCATCTCAATCACCTTAGACACACACATAAAGTAGTGCCGAAGATTAACAATCGTCCCATAGTGTTTGATGGAGAACTATACTCAGACACGATGACCTTCCAAGAGATAGTTGGTATGGTTAAGCGTGAAACCTTGAAGGAAGGAGATGCTGAGAGGATGAAGCAAATCAAACTACGAGTGTATGACTGTTACGATGCGGGGCGCGCCGATACCCCCTTCAAGACTCGTGCTTGTCTGATTAAGGATATACTATCTCAAAATATAATTGGAACTAATGTGTTGCGAATCAGAACAGCCATGCCGAAGGGTTGGGAGATTGTGGAGAACTTCACTGCTAACAATGAGGATGAGATATACAGGTTGCAGAAACAGTTTATCGAAGAAGGCTACGAGGGTGCTATGGTTAGGAATCATCACGGCGCGTATGCGCTGGGTAAGAGGTCAGCCAACCTTCAGAAGGTCAAGACCTTCCTCGATGGTGAGTATAGGATAGTAGGATTCACTCAAGGTGAGGGTGGAGAAACAGGCTGTGTGATATGGAAGTGCAGCACTGCGAGCCATACCTTCAACGTCAGACCGAAAGGCACACGCGAACAAAGAAGGGTGTGGTTTAACAATGGTAATTCATACATCAATAAGATGCTCACGGTTAAGTATCAAGAATTAACTGACGACGGCATCCCCCGCTTCCCTGTGGGCATATCTGTGAGGGATTACGAATGATAAAACTGTGCGACTGTTGGCCTACTGAGTGGCATCAAGAGGTATATGCTGATGGTGCTAACAAGTGTAAGCACTGTGGATTACTTATGCCTAAGTTCGCGGGCATGAAATAATAAGAATGGAAAAAGAAAAGGTGAGAAAAATGGAAAAAGAAAAAGAAGTCACTAATCTAATAAAAGATATGCTTGACGCACAACGAAAAATTATAACCGAAATAAATAAAGAGCATGAAAAGGCACTAAAGGAGGCTTCCGAGCAACCTTTTAGAATTGCTTTGGGCGACATGGATAATGAGGACTTCATGTATTCACTTGTAAAACAGGCCCAAGAATACCTTGAGAAAGAAATAAGGGAAATGCATATTGAGTATGAAAATGTCGTGGGCGAGATGAGCGATGGATGGTATGATTATTGGGGTATGCTTGCGGATGCTTTGAGTTATACGAATGCCTATATTGAGAAGGTTAATCGAGTTAATGCCACCATATGATATAGACTACGGATGTGATTGTTGTGATAACCATATACTCTTACGGTAGTCTATGTGTATACTTGTGTATGCGCATGGTATTTGATGATAGTCGTTTTTTGGTGTTGAAGAACCTTTGGTATTTAAACGAAGATAGTAATAGGAGAATGAGAATAATATGAAAATAGATAAATGGATTAACTTCGCAAGGTGGAGCGATAGAACAAACTGCATAGGTAAGGGGCGCATACGTAATTGCGAAGTGCAAGATGATACTCTAATGATTGACATGACACTTGATGGTGTACGATACATAGGTACACTACATCAATACAAGGAGGAAGAAGAAGAATGATTGACATAGACAAATACCATAAGGCGAAAATCACAGAAGGGCCGTGGAAATACAAACGAGAAGCGGATACGGAAGATGGTGATTACAGGATATACATTGTTGCCCCACCATACGGCGCGCAAGGTAGGATTGCTAAGATGTTAGGAGAACACACATACGCTGATGCACAACTCATGGCAGACGCACCACTACTGCTCGACTTGCTGATTGATGCACGACGTATGGTGAAGCAACTTCATGCTATGTTGGACGAAGATGATGGCTTCAATTGGGCAATCAATAACATTGGCGAACAGGAAATGATATGGTGGAATCAGGAGGCAACCGAATGATTGACAAATACGAAGAACTAACGATTGAAGATTGGTATAAGATGAATCACCATGATTGGGAAGATGTTTGTAATGAACACAAAGACCTACAAGCAGAAATCAAACGATTGCGTGAAGGGCTACAAGAGATAGTAAGTGATTTTGACACAAAGAAAACTGATAAGTGGCGCATGTTAAACCGCATAAAAACAATACTAAAAGGAGATGATTGAATGATAGACATAGACAAATACGAAGAACTACAAATAGACGACTTAGATGGTGCGGTGACTTTATTCAAATCCACAGACGAAGGTACAGAAACCATAGCAGTATTCGATGAGGAACATCGTGAAGTAGTTACATACTTGGTGGAAATAATCAATCAGATGAACGATATTGAGATACTTGAGGCATGGGTGAAAGACCTATGGCGACTATTAGATAAAGCAGATGAAAACGCCGCGTATGAGTGGGCCGTTAAGAATATAGGCGAGGAAGATATGCACTTAGTCCGATACGAATCAGGACATTGGGAGCGTGAAGAAGAATGATTGTGTGGTCGGCTTCGTGGTGTATGCCCTGCAAAGGACTCAAGGTATGGTTGGGCGTGAATCACCCTGATATTCCAATTAAGGATGTTGAAACGGAACATCCTCCGCCGAGAGTAAAGAGCGTTCCGACACTTCAAGACGGGGAATCCTATTATTTTGGCACGACAGCCATAAAGAAACGACTAGGGGAGGAAGAATGAATGTTGAAAAATAAACTGAATAATTGGCTTTGGTATTTAAACGAAGATAGTATAGTGAAAACAGTGGAGATGGAAAGATGACGATTGAAAAGAAGTATGAAAAGATGGATGCGACGGACCTGTTTGCGTCTATTTGGGATGAAATGTCTGACGAAGTGCAAGAAGAGAAGGCGAGTGGAAAGACGCTTGCTGAAACAGTTACAACTGCTCGTCTTGCATTGACTAAATCTCAGAAGGCCAAGTCGTTCCTCAAGTATGTGCAATCATATAAACAGGGTAAGGCAAAGTGGAAAGCCCCCATGACTGAAGTGATACTATTGGATGATGACTACGATATAGTCGAAGCATCGTATAAGCGTGTCATGGCACATGACTTTGATGGTAAAGGTATAGCATTCTTGCGAGCCTGTCCTGAGTTTGCGAGGCATGGCGTTCTTGAGTCCATTCAAGTAAAAGAAGAGTCGCTAAGAGAAGATTGGAAAAACTTGCGTGATAAGATGTTAGAGCATGACCCCAATGGGTGTATGATACTACAACCATTCGTCAGTGCTACATCATCTTCAGTTCTCGGACCACAGGAATACGCAGCAATCAGCGAAGGACACGACGGTATCACGGCGGGGTGGGGAAGAGTGCTTTACTTCATACTGAATCCCGACGATACACTGATGACTGAACACATGGCATCTATCGGCCATAAGCATGGAGAGTATGAGATGGAGTTTGTTTATCAGCGTGATGAAAACTTCAAGGTCGCAAAGTCAAGTGGCCCTCAAGCATACATTACACAGATTCGTGGCGCACCACCTCATGCACCGAGAGCATCTCCGTTCTCCTTCGTGGACGCTAATGGAAACACGAGAATCGCTACGGTGGACGTCGCTATACCCGGCGGCACAGTCGTAGTTAAGCAAGCGTATGTGGCTACCGGATTAGAAGAAATGCAAGAGTTAGAAGAGAAGGTGAATAAGGAAACCATGCCGGAAGGGTTCGTTATATCACACCCCGATGGCTCTCTTATGTCTCACGTTTGCGCTCATGCAAGACAACATGGAATCCCCTACATAGTAGGTGAGGTAAATGAAGGAGAGATATGGGTTGAAGGCTCTCCGTCTTGGGGCGCATATTACTTGGAAGGAATGACCCCAATTGAGGCTCAACCATACGACCCATGTGCGCCGGAGTATGTGGAATCATTCAAGGCGGGATTGAGTAGGAGCCAGACTCATTGGCAAAGACAGCAGGGTTGGCTCGGTCACTTCTTCCATCAGTGGGCTGGTATGAATTACAATGGGAAGGCAGGTGCTTTCCTTGCCGGTGGTTTTGTTGGTTGGATGGCTAAAGGTATACTCGCACTATGTCTGGGTGAAATGAGGTATGCTAAGTCACTCAAGAAGAACGCTATGGTGGACCTGTGGCCTACCTTAACTGCTATGGTTGGCACACACAATTGGAAGGAACTTAAAGAAGACTACAACGGTAAAGAGGGTTCACTTGGCGTAGCAAGTGGAAACGAGAGAAAGCACTACTACATGGCTATGGAGAGAATGAATGTGGATTTCCTTGAATTGAAGGCTGCACTACAATGGTGCGTAGTCAATTTCAAAACAGGATGGTCTGGTGCTTATGGTGGTAAGGCATGGAGTGAATGCGCTCAACACGGAGTGAATGTGTGCAACGCAGTAATAGAGTTCACTAAATCACCCGACGAAGAATCCCTCCAAGAACTCATGGGCGTAGTCAATAACGCTAAGAATGCCGAACACAACAACGGGTTCCTCTATGGGAAGTTCCTCGACCAAAGGGCATTTGACTATTCAAGTGCGCATCCGGGTAAGGATTCTAAGGGCAACCCCAAGACGAATGGACTATTCCCTCACAATACACACGGCCTTAGTTCCATGTTCCGAACGTATGAATTAGCGAGACTATTCATGGACGGAGCGCAAAACGACAAGTGTTCACCTCCACCTACTGATTGGCTACTTATGTTCAATTTCCTCAAGGGTAAGGGTGCGAATTATTGGCGACAACACTTCATAGCCTATGACACAAATATACCGGCGGGCTTGCGAAATGCAGCCATAGAGTGTGGACCTAAACTCATGCACTTAGGAAACAAATATACTCAGTCAAACAATTTCATCCCCTGTGGGATTGATGAGTGTAAACACTGTAAAGATAACGACGTTCTCGTTATGAAACTCAAATACGGAAAGGATGCAACCGCCATACTTCTCACTCCTATGTTCCCCGAAGCATTCATGGTTGATTCAGATACCAACAAATCCGGTATAGATGCGTATGCAGTGTCTCAATTACTGAGAGATAAGAAGTATTCTGAGGTGACGCCGAAGATGTGGGTAGGTGCATGGAACGCACTAAACAATCAAGACCCTACCTACCCCATGCTCTCAGAATTACTAACTAAGTTCGCTAAGAATCAGATGGGTGATAACCCCGAATGGACTGATGCGGTATTAGTGATATTGAAGGAGGAAACAGAATGAGTGGTTGCCATAAGAAAAATCCGTTGGTGTTTAACACCGGCACAGTGAAGGTATATGCAGGTGGAACAAATCGAGAAGGTGGGTGGCATAGAATGCCCAACAAGCCCGATTTAGCGATGGGTCCGTTAGGCGTGATTACATCGAATAAAACAGCAGACCTGCTACCGAAGGGATGGAAGTCATCAGATAACGTCATTGGAAAAATACCAACAGTAGTGATGGAAATTGATTGGCCCGACTACGGCATACCAAAGAACCTCGGACCATCGTGGTGGGATGCGTTGGTGGAGGACATAGAGAGTAAGAAGATTACCACCATCTCCACTCAGTGCATGGGAGGACATGGGAGGACAGGAGTTCAATTGGCTATTCTTGCGCACAAATTGATACCAGAAAAGGACCACACGTGGAAGGATGCGGCAGAACTCATCGCGTTTATCCGAGAATTATACTGCAAACACGCAGTCGAATCCAAGCAACAACAAACCTACGTTGCAGACTGTTGTGGCCTTACTGAAGGCAAAGCGATGACTTCGGTGCAGACAAACACATGGGCTGGAGTGGATTTTGATGATTCTGCGCTTATGACCGACGATGAAATGGACGCTCAGATTCGTGAGAACGAAAGAAAGCGACGGGGTAAACCGAAGCCCCAGAAAGGTAAGGGGCGCAAGCGGGAACACTACGATGACCCAATCAAGAAGAATTGGACGCTCACTAAGTGCGACGATTGCCTTGACTATGAATGGAGACGAACCTCGGAAGAAGATATGAACATACCTTGTCGAACTTGTGGCTCGTCAGCAATCATGCAAGCAGATATAGAATTGTTAGAAGGTTATGAACTCACTCTATGCACTCACACTAATCAGATGTGGCATCCTATTGAAATGTATGATGATAAAATATCGCTCAAAGCAATCGCACGGAATAGACACATGCAGGTAAGAGATGTGGAGGATGCCGACGGCGAGCATCTCGGAACTGAAATTAAAATCAATACAGTTTGGCAACCTACATGGTGGATAACTCTTGATGAAAAGGATGAACTCGTCTCAGTGAGTAAAATATACGGACAGATGAGAAAGACCGAGAGGAAGTTCAAGAAGAAGAATAAGCATACCCCACATGATTACACAAATAGAGGGCCAAAGAAGCACCACCCTAACGATACAAAACTCGACGCATATAGAGAGAAGCGCAAGAGAGGCGAAGTGGAAGATGACTTTGAAAGACTCATGGGCCACGACATGTATGAGCGAGCAACAAACGAAGAAATAGAATCGGAGGACTGAAAATGGAAACAATGATGGAAGAAGAAAGAATGCAAGTGAAGTGCAATTACGACGACGAACTGATGCACATACAAGGTGTATCAGGGAATACCCAAATGGGGAGAGAGTATGGAATTGCGGAGAAAATGAGGACTACGATGGAGGTCAGTATGTGGTTGCGAGAGCAACCTCCTGTCCTCAAGTCGGCGGCATCCGGTGAACTGCTATACACGCCTTTCACCATATACAGGTATGCAAATGGAGTGATGCAGATGTTCATTCCCGGCACGCCCGCCAACCACCCACAAGGTGCTATGTTGGGATTACACCCTCTTTCTGAGGGGGTAAAGAGAGTGCTGACTTTCGCTAAGAAGGCTGGATTCATACAAGACACAGACACTGACCCGTATGTGCCGGAAGAAACGCTTAACCTAGATGTTGGACTATTTATAGAGGGGGAAGAGGAATGAGCGATACCGGTTATCCGACATGGATGCTCTATCGCTTAAATACCTCAAGTGGAGAATCATGGATTGATTTTAGGCAGGTGTGTGCAATAGTTTGTCACCTACCTAATAGGGAGAACTTCAACATAGATGTGCATATGAAGAATGGAACCATATTCACCGTGATTGATACTAACCACGCTCACCGCAAAGAAATCATGAACGCATGGAAAAACATAATTCAAGCGGAGGGGAACGAATGAAGTTTGAGAATGATACAGTAGCCAAGATTGCAGACACCTTGCAGACACTCAACAACGAGTTAGGTAAGGACTTCCCCATACCCCCGAAGACTGCTAAAATGATTACAGATAGACGTAAGTCCTTTAGACGCTTCCAGCGTATGTGTGATGATAGTCGCCTTCAGCACTTTGGTTGGATAACACATATGCCACCAATTGAGACACTTACGGACCCATTGACTATGTTCATGTTGTGGGAAGAATTAGCGGAGATACATGACCTACCTATGGCATTCTTCTCAGCACTTGGATTACAGATGCGAACAGACCCCGGCATTATGAAGGTATACAATCAAGGCGTGTGGGTCTTCTTCACCGACAAGAATGGACAACCTACCTTAGAAGAGAAGCACGCAAAACTGACTACGCCTGCATTTCATAGAGCGGCGTGGGATGGCGCATTAGCAGGATTTTGGGATATGGAGGACGTGATGATGCTCCCTTCGTGCATAGATATGCCTGTCGAGACACTGATGAAGATTACCGAACAAACACCCCAAGTGGGAGCGGAGATTTACTTCGTTAAACCATTAGAATGAAGGTTTGGTATTTAAACGAAGATAGTAATAGGAGAATGAGAAATATGACGAAAACAATGAAAATGATTGATGGAACTGCCTTCCACTCGCCCCAAACAGGTAGGAATGCGAGGAATGCGAGAAAGGGGATTTCTGCTTTAGGAGGGAGACAGGTGGGATTCTATGGAATCCGTAATAAGGAAACAGGAGAGATACACGTGCCGAGCGTATACTACGTCGATTTTTGTCGAGGCGAATCGCAGACGTATTGGGATAGTGAGACGAACACCACCTACCTCAAAGGTATATGGACTATAATAAGATTCAACGCCGACATTAAATTGTTGCTAAAACGGTATCGCAAGAAAGAGAAGGACTTTGAGATTATTGCATTCAGCATGAAGGAAAACAAGGGAGTTCCATACAATTACGGGTATGGTGGAATAAACCGCATATACGAGGCTGGTCCATCACCTATGCTAAGAGATGACACACAAAACATTCAACAAATCGTGGTCTTGCAGACCTCATTAACCCCCTCAGATAAGGACGAAGTGCAGGTTATCAAGAAGAATGCGATTGTTGCACTAGAAGTGAAGGAGGTATGAATATGAGCGGAGAAAGACAAGGTTGGTCCACATGGGCAAAATATGAGAAAGCAGGTATCGTCGGTGACGATATGATGTTTACTGACGATAAGATTGAGATAGCACACACTATTGGTAAGACGAAAGATACGATTGGTAAGTGTTGGCCTATGGATGCGGCAGTGGCGTTTAGCCTCGCATCTAAGGGGCCGGGCGTGAGTTTGAAAGCCGAAGATTTGGTTAATCAATACACGAAAATGGCGGCGGCTATGATGACTCAGATGGTTGGATATGGCACTGTGCCAGACCCAAGAGTTGAATCATGCGGGCATGACGAGGTTGATGCCCGCCTTGTAAAGTGGAGAACACCCTTCGTTGATGGAGGAATCATCAAATGGCGCATCCAGAGACAAAACGGAATAGGATTGCTTGAGACACTGAAAAAGTCGTGGGATTTCCGTGTATGTAGGGGAACACCAAACTTCAGTGTTGAACAAGCACACGGAATCTTGATGAGTCCGAAGTTCGCTCCACTGCGAATACAGATAGAGAAGAAACTCAAAAGCACTAAGTGGGGTTGTGAGAGTGTACCTTTCGATTACAATCATACTCTTGGAGAGTGCAAATGGAAGGGAGAGGTATACCCTGAAGGCCACGAAAAAGCGGGTAAACCAAGATTGTGCGCTCACCACGACCAGCCAGCATATACCGGATGGGTTCTCATCAAGCAAATCGAGAACGGTGTAATCAACGATAACAGGTTTGTGAAATTATGGGATAGGGGAGCAGGTGTAGGTTCAGTGTATCGAGGATGGAACAACGATATGATTGCCCGAAAGTGGCAAACAAATCAAATAGCGGTTAAGAGAGTCGTGTTATGGGATAAGGTAGCGAGAAGCCTCTCCAACAGTATATGGGAGAACGACCCTAAGTTTGTTATCAAGAACATTAAGGAATCATTGAGGCGTATGCAATCAAGGAACTTAAACTGCGTAGCAAGAGATGGAGAACGTAGCGAAACTTCGGGCAGAATACTACCCTCCACAGTCACATATAGATGGAAGAATTGGGAGTGGCTTGCTCAATTGAAGGCTTGGATAGCACAGACAAGTAAGAAGAATCGTAAAGAGCATGACCTCGTAAATGGCTGGAAATGGACAAAGTATGATTCTAAACAATCCTACGGGTTTGAAATTGCTAAGTTCAAGTGGATTCCGGGTAAGGCGAACGAAAAATATGTCGAGGCACAACACAAGAGTGGTGTGGGGAACGAGTCGGTTTACACCACACCGCCTGCAATCGAAGACAAGATTTACACTTACTACGTAAACATAGGTGGAAACTCTTGGAACTCAAAAGGACTCCCGTATAGATTCAAGAGCAAGCAAGAGGCTTACAAGTTCAAGAACTTCCTTTCTATGATGGCAGGTAAGTGTGGTGCTGTAAACAAAGAAGGCAGAACATGGAATGGAAATGCAGGCATAGAAGAGGTTGATGGAGACAAAGCCTTCACGGTCATGAGGACCGCCCATAGCCTTGAGATGGGGATGGATATAGACCCCGAAAACACACCTAATCCTACCGAGATAATGCAAGCAATCCTCTTTGGCACACCTCAAGAGTATGATGAGCATATCGAATATATTACCAAAAAGTGTGCAACCAATTACAAGCGACCCGTCATTAAGAAAGTGGAAGAAGAACAAAAGGTGGTCGCTTGATTACCCCCGAAGTAGGAATGGGCGCGACCATGTGTGTTGGCTCGGACCGATACCCCGCTACCATCATTGAAGTGGAGTTCAATGCAGATGGACTTGTTAAGACAATAGCGGTCCAAGAGGATAGTGCGAAAACCATAGGTGGAAAATGGCCTAACCTCGATTACGAGTATCACCCTAACCCAAAAGGGAATATCGTATACTACTCAATGCGGAAGACAGGGAGATTCAAGCAGAAAGGCTGGCCCCTACGTTCTCCGGGTGGAGGAATCGGGATAGGACATAGGCGGTATTACCAAGACCCGTCGTTTTGAGGATTGATGGTTACAAGGAGATGAATGAAATGAATGAACAATGGAAACCAACGAAAGAACTGATAGAATGGGCGAAGGAACACTTTGCACAAATGAGTGTAGGCGGTCTATGGATGCCCGAAGGAAGTGGGCTGACATATATCAAGGAAACAGAAAACAAGTGGCGACTACAATCCATGATAGAGAGCGATGAAGTGAGAGAGAATCACGATAGAATGAAGACGTTGATGTGGGATGCGGGAGTCACCGTATTGGATGACGATGTGGCTATACTACCGCTACCGGAAACGGCAGAAGAGGCTTACCTCCAAGAGGTCACAATGAAGAGAGAGGTCGCTAAAGGATGGGCCGACAAGGATGGAACTTTGCTTATGGATATGGGGCTGGAAAATCTGTGGCCGGAATATATCGAAAATAGGGAGATTCTTCTCGATGATGGCGAGACTAAGTCCATCGAAATATGGGGCTACAAAGCACTCAACCCAAACACAGGCGAGCAGATAGTGATTGACCCCGACGACTACCACTTACTGATGGGAGATAGATACTTCATGCGGTTTAGGGCCAAAGAAAGGTGCTATATTGCCTTGAGCCGAGAAGAGATGGTAGCATATTTGGATGCGGGCAAAATAGGCGTAGGTGTAGGCTCTTCAATCAATGAAGTAAGAGTTCCGCCTTGGTTATGGGGAACTTACTGCGAAGAGTCAAGAGATGAAGAGGAATGAAAATGATTGACTTAGACAAATACAAAGGACACACGGAAGGGCCGTGGGAATACAATACCGATGATGATGGTTGGACACTTGCGGCTATCCATGAACGGAACGACCCTGACCGAGATGAGTTCATAGTGTTAATAACTAGGCCGAATGGCGACCCTAACCTCACAATGAACCCTGACCTCAAACTCATAGCAGACGCACCACTTCTCCTTGCAGAAATCAAGCGATTGCGTAAAGCAATCAAGAAGTGGGAAGATGATTGGTGCAGGTTGGGTGATTACATTTCCCACTATGACAAAGAAATGTATGAAGCAATTGATGAAGATATTGGGTGGGAAGATGAACCATACAAATACGGAGATGGTGATTGAATGAAAATAGAATACGATTTGTACAATGAGATAATTGACATCACATATTTCAGGCAATACAAGTTCACTATGAGTGATGGCCGTATAGGTTGGTTTAGTGCAAATTACAGGGAGTTAGGTTCGCAAGAGAGTGGGGATATTGATATACTTATTGAGGACATTCATGCTATACGTTGGTCTTCTAGCGACGACGACGACGACCTACCAACCATTGAGCAGATTACGGAATGTTTCAGCGTCAATGGCGTGGAGGTGACGGGATGATTGACTTAGACAAATACAAAGGACACACGGAAGGGCCGTGGAGGGTTGTAGCAAAAGCGAATGATTATCGCACGACTGATGTTGTAGTGGGTAAAACAATCGTGGCTACCAACATTTCCGGTAATGACTCTTCCCTCATAGCAGACTCACCACTTCTCCTTGAAGAAGTGAAGCGGTTGCGTTCAGTCTTGGAGAATACTTTTTCAGTCTTGGAGTATGCTTTTGAAGATTGTAAATGCTTAGACCTACACGCAGAAGTCAAGCAACTGACCGAGTTCCGTGAGAAATACATGGAACTCAAGGAAGCGATTGTAGGACAATCAATTGCACCTGCAACGGGTGAGCAAATTATTGACAGATGTATTAACTTAACTCACGAAGAATTGATTGAAGAAGTGTTAGGTTACAGTCCGCGGATATGAAGAAGGGATAAAGGAGATGAAGAGGAATGAAAATGAATACTCTTAGCGATGACGAATGGGAAGCCATACGAGCCTTCCTTTCAGTGGCTCCAAGTGGATTAGCATTTACCGATAAGTCATGCTCTAAGCCTCGAAATAAGGCTTTATGCAACGATGTAGTTTTGCATCCACTTAATCTAATTACCGGCAGGCGTGCTGGTCTATACTTCGATAGCGAAGGTGGATTCAATAAGTTCATTGATATGATTCCTATATTGGCGGAGAAGTTCAACGCCGTGCATCAAACGCAAGAGAGACTATGGGATGGAGAGAAGGGTGTAAGCCTGTTGCCATCTGCACATAATAATCTTCACATGGATGAGGTAACATGCCCGTCTGCCCTATCGTTTGGGAATGTAGGAACAGGGAGATACAGTGCATTGGAAATACTAAACGCAAGTAATCAATTCATAGAAGACAATAAACTCCACATAGTGCGCCCTAAAAGAAGGCAGATATCCCTTAGTAAATTGGAAGAAGTAGGAATAGAAGTTAATTCCCCACACTATACTGCGGCAATCTCTCTTGGAGCAAGTGGATATGAGAACATAACATCAGAAGATACGGGGCATTTACTGACGGGCCTCTTTACTGCCGAACAATGGGCGGCGGATAATTTGAATGACGGCGTAGTAGGTCTAATAGAAATGATTGCAGACACTATCGCTTCTGATTTTGTCGTGAAGGCTCACGATGACTTAAGGAACGTGTTAATTCAAATTAACGAAAGTGAAAGTAAGAAAGATAGACACATTACAACAGTCTTATTCAAAACGAAGTTCCAAAATTATTACACCTCACCGGATAGGATATTTCAAGCGTGGTGGAACGACCTCCATCCCATGTATTCTGTTAAGAAGAAATACGGCATCGACCAAATGAATCACACTCAGATTTACAATCTCTATCGAAAGACACCAATGTTCAAGGAGTATAAGAGGGAATACGAGCGAATCCAATCAGAAGCAATTGCCTACCTCAATTATGAAGGATTTGGTGATTTGCTCGACTCTCTAATCATAGAGGTGTGGTTTTCATCATCATCTAACTCGCGTCAGTTAGATATAGAGAAAAATGCTGATGGATTTTCCTTCGATTTACCATCCTTAGACACATACGATAGCGGAGCGTTCAGCGTCGGCCATGATTACCATCAAGATTTGCATAGGTGGTTCCCAAAACCAGAAGTGGAGGTGAGGTTGTATCACAAAGAAAATACCGAGCCGCAAGCGTGGCACGTGTTGAGAAATCTCCCCAAGATTTTCACTGAGTTAGAAACCTATCATAAGGTAATGAGTGATATAGTGGCCTTAACACATAGGGATGATGGTGGGGAATTATTGAACGACGATAGACGAGATGAAGTATTGGACGAGATTATCTCGCTCCTTGCTCCGTTCGACTACGCTGTGATGAAGGGGGAAGAGGAATGAGTAGGGCTGATGAAACTTCGTTCGGTCGGTCAAGACGCTTCCGCTTTGAAGATAATCAAGTCATAGAGTACCTTCTCACCGATGAGGGTTATGAGGAATTGCTCGCTGAGTTAGACACCCCATTATGGCAACTTCAAGATGAGAAAGTGTATGTTCAGATTTACTACCTGACCAAAGTAATCGAGAAAATAAGAGAGATGCTAGGAGATGAAGAAGAACGCAAACAACGCGAATGCTGTTTGGATGAGTGTTGTGGTTGTGGTAATCATGAGTGTTGCCCTCAACAACAAAAGACAACTGAGGAACGGTGATTGAATGGCGACAAAGGGTGAATTGATACGGTTGTTGAAGATAACCGCGCAATCATATCTCAACGAGGTTAGATGCGATGACAAATTAGGTGAGGTGTCGGTTAAGAAAGAATACAAAATATGTCAAGAAATTGCTGATGTGTTAGGGGTCACTATTGTGAGTGGGCATGTCCTTCGTGCTGCTGGGTATGATTGGTGTGACGAATATGGTCGCTATTTCATATATGAGAACGAGGGTGGCGAGGATTCGGCAACAATTCTATGCGAGGAATGGTGATTGAATGAGATTTTGGAAGAAGAAAGAAGAACCTAAAGAAGAACCTAAAGAAGAACCTAAGAAAGTCTATTGGTGCATAAAATGTGATGAAGAAATGTCATCGTGTCCCTTTTGTGAGAAACCATATTTTTGCGGTTGTGGTGGCTATGTGGGTAGGTTCTTTACTCCTAGAGATATATGTAACAGAGAACAAGCCATAATGAATGGAGCGAAGCCTAAACACACTCGCACTGGTTATGGTGGAACAGACTGTTGTATGGAGTGCGAAGAGAAATCCGAAGTGCTTGACATAGATAGATTAGAAAAAGAGGGTTGGTGTTGAGAATGATTGACTTAGACAAATACGAAGGACACGACGAAGACTACATCGAGGGAGTAAAGAAAGGAATACTCATGGGCTATTGCTTAGGGTGTTCCCTCGCTTACCCATTGGAGGACATGAACAAGCAAGGCTTGTGCGAAGAATGTCAAGGAGGTGAAGAGGAATGATTGATACAGACAAATATACAGGACACACACCTGCCGACCAGTGGACTACTTACAAGATGGGTGCAGATAATCCACACCATGCGGTGAGATTCGGAGAGCAAGGACTTGACCTTGAGTTGAAGTTTGGTGCAGACGCACGACTCATAGCAGACGCACCACTTCTCTTAGCAGAAATCAAACGATTGCGTAAACTCATGTGTACGGTATGGGATAAAGCCCAATGGTGTAACCATGAGCCAATCGAAATGGATGAGGCATTATCATATATCGCTTGTTTATTGAAAGGGGAGGAAATGTGAATGACTAATAAAGAAGGCGGAGATAAAATGAGTGACGATGTAAAGTGTTCTCACTGCGGCTATGAAAGCACCGCTTGGTACAGGATTGTTGATGACTCATCCGTTACCCTTATGCTACACGACAAGGGGCTGATTCCACCCACGATTCCCCAAACCTATCAATACTGTAAGCGCAGTTGCTACCTAGCGGATTGGAGGAAGTTGGGATGAGTGAACGGAAATACTGCTGGAAAGCAAAGGCGTGGTATCATGAAGATATGATTGAGATTGATACAGGCGTATACGTGACGAGAGTAACTTGGAGTGAGAAACATGAGTGACGAGATAGCGTGGAAGAGTCCGAGCATGGAAGGTAAGTGGAAGGACAACAAGGGAGTTATTCACCTGCGCTCCATCGAATACTACGGCAAGGATTGGATAGATATGCGCATCATGAATATGTCCAAGACTCCACCTCATTTCACTCGACACGGAGTTAGACTCACACTACCGCAAACAAAGGAGATGATTGTGGTATTGAAGGAGATGATTGAGGCCATGCAAGAGAAGAGGGAGAAGGATGAGAGGAAGAGCGGCGAGCGTTAGTCATGCAGAGTATGAAATCTTGCGCGTCTTAACGGACGAGATAAACCTTCGGAAACTACACTCTTCCATGTGTCCAGACAAGGTATCAAGCGAGAGATTTGATAAGGCGGTTAAGTCCGTATCAGTATTGATACAGAACATGATGGATAGAAGAGCGCATAAATTACCAAAAGACCACGTTGATTACAAGGAGAAGAGCAAATGAAACACTATAATCACTTCATTCCTCATATAGCCTACCCGCAGATGCACAACTCAGTTCGTATTGGCGGAACGCGAGAAGAAATCGCTGAGTTCATAGGGCTTATGGCGCAAAAACAGACCGCCTTCGGGAATGAGGAATCACACATACACAAAGTGAATAACGCACTCAATGGAAAGAAATTGCCACGCCATCCCGTGATACCTACGCATCCTAAATCACTCCATATATGTCTTCGTTTGGAACAAAAAGGCAACGTATACGTTAGCCGCAACTATATGTGGGGTTATAATTACAAAACGGAAAGAAGAGTTACTACCTTTGAGAGGAATAACAGGAGGACTAAGTCGGAAAATAATGTCTTCATTCTTTCGCTCGTGCTAAAGCGATGGCCTAACGGTGAAGGACAACACACCCCATCAGACTACCTCGAAAGAATAGAACGCGAACTTGAAACGGGAGAATCGCATATTAACAGAACGTTTGAGCCAATCAATTCAACGCTTGTCGAACCCTCACCAATAGAAGAGGATGATATGCCTGTCTTAGATGAATCAAATAACAAGCGTGGCTACAAGTATGGCTACAAGTATAACCACAATCAGTTCCTCTCAAAGAGTGACTTGGCCGATGAAGAAGTGTTTGAGGATGAAAATGAGACAATAGATGGTGGCGGAAACGATTAAGGGTGAGCATATGGCTAAGACACCGACTCGTATTCACATATACATGGGGGGTTTTCATCCTCTATGGGAAGGCGGCAGCCTATGTAAAAATGCAAAGAAAGAAGCAGGCTGGAGTGACGCTTACATGAGTGAATCCCAAGGTCTGTATCAGAAATTACCGAGATGTGAGGACTGCACATCTGAACTTGAGCGAAGAAATAAACTGCGAGAGCAGTGGTATGTTGATAAGAACGTGGATAAAGCGAGCGAGGTTAAAGCGAAACCAAAGAAACTCGGCATCTATACAAAACGCACGCCCGTTCGCGCACGTGATGATAGTCCTCTCTATTTGAGAACATATCTCAATCTTGGTATTTAAACGAAGATAGTAATAGGAGAATGAGAAACATGGCAAAAAAATACGATGAAGAAATAGCAAAACTAACAGATGAACGACAAGCACTTGCGAGTAAATTAAGCGACCTCATGAAGCAAAGAGACATACAGAAGTATCTGGAAGTCTGTCGAGACGAGGGTCACGTATGGACTCTAACGACAGTGAACTCAGATATGTGGGAGATTGGGAATGTCCACCTCCTTTGCACCCGATGTAGTGCTGAGTGCATAACAGAAGGTGGAACATTAGGTTGGCAGAAGTCCAATATCGAGGACTTGATGGAAATGTTGGAGTGAGTATAATGCGTTCAGTTCCTGATAGAAGCACATGGCATCCTGAAGATGATTTACCTGATTGGGTTTTTCGTACAGAAGAGTGTGATAAGTGTGGAGATATAATAGATGAAGGTCATCGGTATAGTGAATATGAAATTGCTGTATGTAGTTGTGGGGAGGAAGAGTAATATGAAAAAGAAAATTACGGCCCTTCTCGACTTTAATGATGATGGCGAATTAACGGTTGAAGATATACAGGCGTTAGCGCCGAGAATCATACGACACGAAGGAATGCTCGTAGCAGGTTTAGTCATAGTAATTGGAAGCCTGTCGAATGTGACAGGCTATTCAGATATTGATAGCGATTGGTTTTGGTGCTTTGCTGGAGTGGCTGCGATACTCGAATATATAGACGACATAAGAAAGCGGAGGCGGTGAGTGTATGGATAAGGAATCAGTATGGGGGTTGAGTTTATCATGCAAAATCTGCGACGAATCCTTCACTTACGAAGTGAAACGTGGACGCGCACCGAGTATGTGCGCCAAAGAATCATGCTTGAAGAAATACAGGAAGCAAATGAGGAAGCCTAAACCTCGCGTAGTGCGAAAGCGCATTTGTGAGAACGAAGACTGCGATACTGAAATTACACAGAAAGGAAAAGGGCGCACAATCAAGCGGTGTGAAGAATGCCGGACCAAACTCAAGAAGAAGCAAAATGCTGAATATCGAGTCAAGACATTCAGACCGATTATTCGTGAACAAGGCACTTGCATTGATTGCGAAACCGCTTTAGGAACTAAGAAAGGACGAGGTAAACTTGCTACGAGATGCCCTGTATGCCAATTGAAGCAACGCAACGAAATCGCAAGAGTCTCGGCGTTGAAGAACTACGACCCTGTTATACGGGCTTATACCTGTAAGAAGTGTAAGCAAGAGAAAGAGCAGAAAGGACGAGGTAAACTGCGCATGACCTGCCCTGATTGCATGAATAACAAGAAGGTGAAGAAAGATGCGAAGAATGAATTAGAGTCTTTACTTGAGAAGAAGCAAGTAAAACAGATTGAGAAAGTCGAATCTATGATACAGAAGGCGGAAGACGAATATGACGACGTTGGATATACTATGTGGAGTGGAATACTCGATTCTATGAATGATTAGTTAAAATAGGTTGGTGGATATATGTCATATATAAGAACGTGTCGAAAATGCGAGAAACCATTTCGTGCTATATCATTTACGTCTCAACGCTGGACGTGCGATGAGTGCAGTCCGAGAGTAAAGAACCTACACAGACAAATAAAGAAAAGAAGTGATGATATGAGCAAAGACGCATACAAGAGATTGAGAGAAATAGAAGACAAAATAGGAGCGATTGAACTTAATGTTGAAATCCAACAGGGAGAGCAAAATACGATAGTGAGAGACATAGAAACTCACGCGCTTAATTTACTTACGGAAGCAGTCGAGAAAAAGGTGGAGCAGATTTTTGATGAGAAAATCGCTCTCGTGGATAGCATGGAAAAGAAGTTCTCAGAAAAACTCGCTATCGTGAACTCTCGAATCAGCAAGGCATTCGAGAATGCAGACATACCTATACCAAGTTCAAGTCTAATAGACGAAACGCCGAAAAAACCTCTAACGCCGATGCAGGAAAAGAGATTCAAAACTCTCACGAAGTTCTTAGAGATGAGGGGAACCCCGACGACTAAGGCACAAATCCTCGAATGGGCATGGCAAGACGTGCCAAGAGGTTCTGCTGGCAGATTGTTGTTGTTGGGTGAAGAACTCAAAATCATCAAAAAAGCGGCAATTTCTTTCCATTGTAAGAAAGGAAGAAGAGAGCATCAATATGTATTATTCAGCGAGGAAAAGCCGGAAGTTAAGGACAAGTATATCTATAATGACGGCGAGACTCCGATTAACCCAACGGTGCATAAATGATGGACCCTTTAGCGAAGGCATGGGAACATCTTCAAGCAAGTGACCCTCGATACTTAGGCGGCTCCACAGGAGCAGTGCAAATGACCCTCCCTTCGGGGGAGAAAGTGGTTGTGAAGCGCGGCGCTCACGCTAAACACATTGATAACGAGTTCGATTTCAATAGGTATCTCCACGAATTGGGAGTGGGTGTACCTAAAGCATCGCTGCAAAGAGATGAGAGAGGAATGCCGTTAATGCTCACTGAGTTTGAGAGTGGGGCAAGACAGCCCTCGCTCTCTAACAGGAAGGATATTGGAGTATTACAGGAAGGTTTTGTTCCTCAAGCCCTCATAGCAAATTGGGACGTATTAGGGGCGAATATGGATAATGTGTTAATGCGACCCGATGGTACTCCTACCTATGTGGACGTGGGCGGTTCTGGCCCATATAGAGCGCAGGGAGGCGAAAAGGGGCAAGCATGGGGAGACACAGTAGGTGAGTTAGACACTATGCGTTGGAAGCCACCATTTACAGAAGACGTGTTTGGAAGTATGGGTGATAAAGAACTTGGACAGTCTTACGATGCTTACGGTGGCTCAGATGCTATGGAACAAGCCCTTTCAGTTTTGAGAGATAAACAGACAAGAGATGTGATGGGTCGTCGAATTGACTCGCTCCACCGTCGCTTAGATTGATTGGCTTCGCCGCCGCTCAGATGTTTGGTATTTAAACGAAGATAGTATAGAGGGTATAGGAGATAGAGAAGAATGTGGATAGGATTGAATGATGGTTGGTTGAGTATAGTGAAGAACTACAATGATGATGAAACACTGTTAGTGAGAGCAAGAAAATTAACTCACCTTACTAACGTATTTCCAAAATGCGACTACTTCAAGGACTCCTTAGCAGATTACCCATATAGGGCATACATACCGAGAGAAGAAGTCGGAGAAGCAGTGAAGAATAGATTGAAAGAAACAGGTTATACCAATTTCAAAAACTCAGTTAAGGATAAGCAATTGAAAGCACTATACAACGAAATGTGGAGTCTCGTAGCATACACCTTCATCAACGATAGGTGATTAAATGGAAATCCATGAGTCTAAGTTTATGGAAGCCTCGATTTACTCGTTAGGTATGGAATTGGGCTTGAAGCCTTCTCAAGTCAATGCGGCGTATACATTGTATAACCAAGTGCGAAATAACTCTCACTACTCCAATAGGAGAACAAACAAATGCCTGTTAATTGATTGTATATTCCTAATGACGCGCAAGCAACATAACACGAAGGTAAGCATCAAGGACGTGGAGAAAGCAACCATGAGGATATTCGGGGAAAAAACAAAGCCAAACCCCAATAAGTGGGCGTCTTCCGTTCCGCATTTGATAGACGATGCGCTTCAGTGAGTTAGCAATTGTATGCGAACGCATACGCTTAGGCGATTCCAAACTAACGCTAACGCTGAACGAGGCTGAAGCAAGACAAGCATATGCTCTTTTGTTTCCCGATAAAACCTTGACCGAAAGACAATTAGTTTTCAAAGTGGCTAACGAATTAGGCGTTCCATACGAAGTCCTTATGTCCTTAGAGGCGAGCAGTATACCGATTTTACTTGCGTCTGAAAGCAGTGCCTCTAATTCAAGCGAGTGGTCGTTAGAAGAAGCACTCCGCGTTAGGAATGCGACCACCACAACCTCATTCTCGTTCCTTTCCCTAAGCAAGCAGATGGATGGAATAGATGCGCACCTATTTTGGGATAGCGTCTTAGGCAAACGAATGCCTATCTCTTCCTTGCGTTTTCTCAAGTCTCTCAATCCCAAAGTGCCGCACGAAACGATAACTAACAGCCGGTCTTTCCTCACAGATTCTGAAATAATCACCTCCTTATATGGGAATACAGATGCCCTTCTCGACCCTAAACGGTGGTATGAGAAGCCGACTGCTGGATTACGTAAGCGTAAATGGAAGGCTTGGAATGAATATACAACGGTTGCCTTAGATACATTTCAAGCGATACCGAGCGGCACAGTCACAGTCGAATACGACGAAGATAAAAACATAATTATAGAAAAAGTAGGAAAGACAATTACCGATATAGCATATCCCGAATACCCAACCCTTCCTCTCAAAGAGCGACTCGTCAAATATGCTGACTCACATGAAGATGCAGACATAGCGTGGCCTGAGATGATACCCTCTTGGGAAAGCATAGTCAAGCGAGAAGGCACGATAAGGTTTCCAAATACAGGAGCATTCTCTCCAACGGAATATGGAGGGTATATTCTCGTAAGGCAATCACATATCAGTAAACTACGCATAGCATCATACAAATCTGGCGATGCGCTATACGTGAAATTACACGCACTTGATGGAGACGAATACATTGATGTTGGACTACTCACGGTTCAAATACCCTCAGAACGAGCGGCAGTGATATTCAACATAGAAAGAATGATTGGCTCTAATACAGAAGAAGCAAAGTCGTGGCGAGAAATCTCCGATGATGTTTGCATCGTCTTAGGCGTGAGTTCTCCTTTTGTGGATAGGAGGACAAACACACTGAGCGAGCCATCTCTCGTTGAGGTGATGAGTGATATGGGTATATCTGACTTGACGCAGTATGTGGATTTGGTGGGCATAGATGCAAACTAACGACAGACGCGAGGAATGGATGGGGTTGGGCATCATCCTAACGGAGATACGCTTTAGAACGTGGGTCGAAAAGAGGGCTGACGCTCGATGGGGTTATCGTGTGAGAAGAAGGATATGCTGGCGCTCTTTATTCAAAACGGGAACGGGCAGTCAATTACAATGTGTGGAGATATTTCTCGCACCTTTCGGTATTGAACTCAAGGAGAAATACGAAGAGCGCGAAGAGATAGAGAAGTGGTTTCATCTCTTGAATCGCCAATGGAGCGAAGCGATAACAGATAGGGCGGGATTGAATATGATGGAATGGGTCACTGCAAATCCCATTCCGCGCAAATCTGCAAATGACGCGGATTTCCTTAATTGGATTGAGTCATTCGATAATGAAAAAGAGATGCTTGAAAATGCCTTTGGTATTTAAACGAAGATAGTATAGAGAATCATGGACCTCGCAGAAATGGCGATACCGAAAACCCTGACCGAATTGGTTGGGTTGGACGAACTCGTTGCAGACGTAAATGGGTGGGCCGATACATATGATTGGCCTCAAGCCCTTCTCTTCTATGGGCCTCCGGGAACGGGTAAGACGAGTTCGGCTCATGTCATAGCGCGAACACTGCTCGATGATTGGTTTAATGATATGAACTTCATCGAGAGCAACGCCAGCGACGATAGGGGCATAGACTTCATTCGCAACGAACTCAAGTCTGCGATGCGTAGCAAACCTCTCGGAACGCCGAGAAAAATCATCCTACTCGATGAGGCAGACGGCCTCACACCAAGCGCGCAAGACGCTATGAGACAATTGATAGAGAAGTATAGTCACAATGCGATGGTCATAATGACGTGCAACGAATTAGAGAAGATACGCCCAGCCATACGCTCACGATGCAAAGCGTATGCGTTTACGCCTGTGCCAGCAGGACCGGGAGCGATGAGACTACTCTCAGTGCTACCCCATGAATGTCTGCTTGAGATTCGTGCTGAGTATTCGACAGATGAAAGAAGGAAATTAGTCGAGAAACTTCAGAATCTGATTGAACTCATGAACGGTGATATGCGTGCATCTATCATGTTCCTCGATTCAATTGATATAGAGCAATTAGGAGAGAGACTATCGCGCTTAGAGGAAACAATGGGTGAGGATGCGATTGCCCACGCCATAGGAGACGAGTGGTGGAAAGTGCGCAATAACTTCCATGAGATGCTCAAGAACGGGCGTTCCTTACATCAAGTAATGAGGAACTTCTATCTGAACATATACGATTACTTTGATGAAGAGGATAACCTCGATTCTATATGGGATATAATGGCGGCATACGGCGACGTGATGACGCATAGATACACATGGCCCGGCGATGACTACTCCTACTGCGATTATGCGGTGGCTAAAATGAGAGAAAAGGTGAAGAAAAATGAATGAAGAAAAGAAGACAGATAGCAAGAATCCGTTTAGTAAAACGGAGAAGGAACAGAAGGAGTGGCCTTCCGAGGTCATGGAACGCTTCAAAATGCAGGCCGAAAGGACCGGCGAGAGCGTCGAGAAGGTCGTAGCGGCCTACACTAAGCACATAGCCACAACATACGGTTGCGACGATTGGCAAAAAGAGGACACAGACCTTCTGATTGATTGGAGCGAGATGATGTTCATGGAGGACCGAAAGTCCAATGTGAGCGGCGGAGGCGGAGAGACGCTTACCTTCGTTGGTGAATGGCTCGGTGTTGAAGACAAGATGAACGACAGGAACGGATGGGCAGTTAGGAACGCTACACAAAGATGGACAGATGACGCTAACGAAGCACTTTCGTCTGGCCTCGTGGGGCATTACTACGTCGAAGGAGACGTATGGTGTATCAGCACGAATCTCAAGCAGATAGTGACTGAGGAAACTTCTGAGGAAGAGCCTACTATGGGCTTCAAGGTCGGAGATGAGTGGCTATGTCTATTATCGAAGGCAGGACGACCATATCCATGTGTAAGAATGGGGCGATATTACCGCTTCTTGGGCAACGAGAAGGGAGCATTCTTGAATCAAGGCGAGATAAAGCCTTGGCGAGTGGACTTGACCGGCACTAACGCACACTTACCAATACACGTTGGCGTGCCTGTGGAGATACAGGTGAGACTACCTACATCGAAGAACGAGGCATTCCAAGACGTGCTTGGAACGAACTTCAATTTCTCGGAAACTATGACATACACAAACGAGTGGTGTCCAGAAAGCGAAAGAAGCCTTCTCAACCCATTCAAATTATGGACAGATGAGGAACTAATAGATGACTTGTATGTTCCGCTACATGAACTTGAAGAAGCCTTCGATTCACGAAAGAGGCACTTCAAAGGGCGAGATGGAAACGACGGCACAATCGGTCCAGACATAATCGTGAAGGGAAGAGTCACGAGAATGTCCACTGAGGGCAGGGAATCCGAGTGGGATGAGACGGGGAGGAACTTTAGCCTCTCCATTACATCACGGTCGCTCGAAGACACCTATGGAACGAAGAATAGAGGCGAGATTCCATGTTGGGTAAGCGGCGCGTGCCACGACTTAACGCATCCCTTCCACTTCATAGACGTGGACGATGAACTATGGGGCTTCGCGGAGAAAAGCACAGTTCTCATTCATGGAAGATTAAAGATGAGGGTGCAAGACGGCAATAGACTCCCACAAATTACAGTATGGGGCGTCTATGCAGACAACAGAAGGTCCACAAGACGAGTGGGCGGTGGAGACACCGACTTAACGCAATTCGATTGAATGGAGAGAAAAAAATGACAACGAAAAAAGAAAAAGACATGACTAAGGATGAATTGAAGGAAGAATTGACCAAGTTTAAGATGGAGTTAAATGACACCATCGCTCGGTATGATGAACTATTTGCGCGAGCCACCCTAATGGAGAAAGAGCATTCTCGTAGGTTGGCTTACCTACGCTCGTTTGAGCGATTCGCTAACACGATTGACCAAACAATGACCCAATTAAAGGGAGACATAGGAGAACTGAATCGAATGTTCTCAACGGTCGAAGACGATACGGATGGTGGTGAATGATGGCGGGATTCGGACAGACAAAGGCAGCACAGGAAGAGAAGAAGTCGGCAAGCAAGGCTGCTAACACCGACCCATTTGCGGAACTACGTGCAGAACTCGCAGACGTGAATGCTAACAAACCGAAGACTCACATCTTCATGGCGTTAGTGGGGAAGGAGAATACGGGCAAGAGTGCCATCATATTCGACTTCTATCAGCGATACTGCGACAAGCATAAGGGGAAGGGCAGACAAACTACTCTTGTCGAGTTTGATGAGGTGAAGGCATGAGCGCGAAGCAGTTTTGGGTGGTTGATTTCGACAATGGTGGCTCCGCTACCAAGTCAGCATACTATCCAAACAATGAGGGCATCAAGTGTTGGGAACCTTGGGTATATCTCAAGGGAGAGAGGACTGCCTACGACTACCCTGCTACCCATGACCGAACGATGAAAATCATGCAGTTCGCTATGGAGAAGCACGAGGATTTGTGGGGCGTTCTAATTACCGGCATAGACCTATGGGATAGCGTAGCAACTAACTGTATGAGAATACAGGACTTAGGACTCTCTAAGGATGGTATAGAGGCCGCAGACAATCGTGGTGCAGGCTCTAACGAAAGAGTGCAACAACAATGGGATTGGGCGATTAGAGTCACCCGATTCCACCAATTAACTGCCGTCTGTCGTGCTTTGGTGAAGAGAGGCGTGAGAGTCTTTTGGGAGACACACATGAAGGACGTATACGGTAAAGGCGGTAAGATAGTTGAGAGCGATGGCGCGCCTGCATGGGAGAAGAGCAGTGCTGGATATATGTTCCAAATTGTTCACTGTCGTCGCAAGGACGAGGTTGAGGACGGGAAGGTTGTAGGCGAAACATTCACAGCCGCCTTTGAGAAGAGCAAGACTGACGCCACGCTACAAGGGCAACGGAGAACTATCCTAACAACGAGACAGGGCGAGGAGCCTAACTTCATGGGTCTGCCGGAACTTGAGCGGCTGTGAATTGGTTGGTGAACGAATGAGCAAAGTGGAAGACGAAGTGTGCGCAATCATACAAGCAAGAGCGAAGAAGGTGCAAGCCACCGACAAATACGGTGGCCTCACAATGGAGCGTGATGACCTCACGCATGATGAGTGGTTGGAGCATCTGCAACACGAACTCATGGATGCGGTCATCTATATTCAGCGACTACGAACGAGAGAGCAAACGCTCGCATCAAAACTGTCTGAGTATTGTAGTGGAAGACGACTGACGAGGTCGGGTAGCACTACTCCTAAACTCGATGCGCTTCTTGAAGAATATCATGGGGTGAACGCAGATGGCGCAGATAACGCTTGATAGCAAGGAGTGGCTTGCCCACGTAGGGCAGTTCAGTGACGTGATTAGTGATTTAGTAATCAACGTCTTTGAGACGCCAAACGCTATCGGTTATAGCGCAGGCTATCAGACCTTCTTCCTCAATGTATCTCGCGCCTACCCTGACGCTAAAGCAAAGGCAGGCCCACTTACTTTCTCAGACCTCACTAAAGCCTGTGCATTCTTGAAGAAGTGCAGTGGAGATGTGACGATAAAACAAGTGAAGAACGGAAGCACGCTATATTTGGCGAGCGGCTCATTCAAACTGTCGCTTCCTGTGACGGATAGCAAAAGCCAACAATTGGTCAAGACCTACGCCAAACTCGTGAAGGAGGCTAAGGGGAATAAGTGGAAGACGTTTGGCGCTGATACCTACACGGTGCATGGGAGAACGAAGATGAGCGAGATACTCAAACTCGCTTCATTGAAGAACATCGTGACGAAATATGGGGCCGATTATAGTGTCACAATGGACGTTGAGAACGAAGAGATTTCTGCGTCTGCGGGTAAGACTCATGATGCTAAGATATTCGCGTCAAGCACAGTCACTGATGTGACTCTTGAGAAGAAAGGTATCAAGACTGTGAAGTCTAACTTCGGTCCATGGTTGCTCCCTTGCCTTGGCTTAGTGGATGGCGGCACTACGTGTCGTTTTCACTTCGGTGATGCGAGTGGGCTTGTGATAGAGCAGACCGAAACAAACTTGAAGAGATTACTGATAATCATAGACCAGCAGGAGTGAGCCAGCATGAGTAAGGAAATCGGACGTTGTGGTAAGTGCCACAAGTTTGGGCCTTTGTGGTCTAACAAAAATCAGATACTATTGTGTAGGAAGTGTGCTCAATGATAATCGACTATTATTATCCCGATGACGAGTGGGAAGGCGTTGGTTATCCACACGTTTACTACCGATATAGAAGAGCAGATGGGGAAGTAATCGAACACGCGATAAATCCCAACGAAAACTCCGACATTGACAACCCGCTTTGGATTCCCCCACATTGTTGGGTGGCGGAGAACACCCATCCGAAGAAATTGTCTCGTTTGACTGCACGCTATCCGGGCGTTAGGGTACGCTCGGACATTAAGGCGAAAGGGATAGATAAAGCATCATTGATACGTCTCGACGTGCCTAATCCCATACACCTTTACGACATTAAGAGTGAGATTCAGACTTATGAGGCAGATATGCCTTACGCAGACCAATTGATGATTCATGCTTACCCCGATAACAAAGACATACCGGACTTTCATCCGAGGATTTGGTATTTCGATATGGAATGGCAACCCGAAGGGTGTCAACATGAAGGGGCAATCACCATGATTGCGATTGACGACACTATGGGAAACCGCCCATTGATATTCGCTTGGAAAGAAGGAGAGAAAGGTTGCACCATAGACTACATCGAAAGAGAAGGAGGGTATGATAGATACCTCTATGGAAGCGAACAGAAAATGCTCGACGCTTTTCTTAAGCACTTGAATAAGTGCAACCCTGACATTCTCATCGCCCACGCCATCTATTGGGCCGACTTGCCTAAACTCGTTGAACGCTTAGGAAATAAAGCAGACAAACTCAGTCCATTGGGGCAGACAGTAAGACCGCGTAAAAAGGATGGCTACCACGATAATGCTCAACCAATTTTGGGAAGGCTCGTTTACGACACTGCGCTCGCGTGGAATACAGGAAGCGGATTGGAGGCAGTTTGGCAGAAGAATGGACGTGGAACATTCAGAAACAAGAAACTCGCAACCATCGCAGAAGATTTAGAGTTAGCCAAAGAGTTAGGTGAGCAGGGAAAGAAAATGGATGCTGATGTATTTACATGGTGGGTTGAGAACTTCGATGAGTTCGTTGATTACTGTGTGCGCGACACTACACTATTGAGGCATTGTGCTGAAAAGGTGAATGCGATACCTTACCATTTGGCTATGCAGAAAGAATGTGGAGTCGTCTTCAAAAGTACCTGTAACGTATCTCGTTTTGTAAGAGGGCGTATCTCTCGCCATACCGACATAAAGGCTCTCACCACTCACTACCACCAACGCGACCAATATGATGGTGCAGACGTGCCGGAAACCGTTGGTGGACGACACGAAGGAGTCGCTTGTATTGACTTCAAGTCCATGTACCCGCTAATAGCGTATAACGCGAATCTATGCCCGACAACAAAGCAGAAAAATGGTGGCGACGGAATCCGAAGCGTTGGAAACGGAACGCATTGGAGAAAGGAGGCATCGGGCATAGGCGTCATTCCTGCAATCATTTGGGGTATGCTTGAATTACGACAAGACTACAAGAAGAAGATGAAGGCGGCAAAGAGCGAAGACGAGAAACTCAAATGGGATTTATTGCAGACTGCTGTCAAAGTCGCAACCAACGCAATCTATGGCTATATGTCTCAGAAGAAAGTGAGTGGTGGATGGATAGACCCCGATGTGGGTCGCACTATTACCTACTACGGAAGAGAGTGTATCAACACCCTTCTGCTGGAAAGCGAGAAGGCTGGTTATGCGGCTCTCGCAGGCCACACCGATTCCGGTTATATTCAGATTCCATTCGATGAGATAGACGCTCACCTCAAGAACCTCAACAAAATCATTAGGACTCGATACGAACTTCCCATGATGGAAATTGAGTTAGAAGCCTACTTCGACTATTGGCTAACCGCTGATGTGAAAAATCAAAACTTCGGATTTATGATTTGGCCTCCCGAAAAGAAAGGGCAATTGAAGGTGACAGGATTCTCATACAAAGCGTCCAGCGTATCTCCACTCACAAAGACGATACAAGGAAAGATATTCGATTTAGTCGGAACAGGAGCAGACGAAGAAGAAGTCACGAAGATGATTAGAGAAATATCACTTGACGTTCTTGCAGGAAATTGGACGTGGGATGCGCTTTCACCGTATGGAAAAATAGGCAAGGCAGAATACAAGAGAACGCCGCCTATGGCTGTAAGAGGGGCATATTACTACAATGACCACATCAACCCTAAAAATCCCTTTAGGGTCGGAGAAAGCCCACAGTGGTGCTACGTATTACAAACTCCCAAAGATATGCCTCCGACTCTTGTCGTTGGATTTAGGGATGCAGATGAAGTCAAGGATTTCCAAATTGATTATGCCGTGTGTGTTCAGAAGTTCATCGAAAAGAAAATTGAGAACATATATCGGGTTTTGGATTGGGATATTGGAGAGGCAATTGGGAGACAAAAACCCAAGACCCATTGGTGATTGAAATGTTATCGCAATGTGTATGTGGATGGCATGGGTTTACTACGACCTATATGGTAAATGGAGCGCCTACTTGTCCAAACTGTCGAAAACCATTCACCAATATGAGATGTGAGGGGTGTTCTGAATGAAGTTTAATCCGAATGAAGAGGCTTTCTTCGAGCGGCGCACTGAAGCGCATACGCCGAAACTGCTTGAATCATACAACAGGTCGTGCTATAATTGGACACCCGACATGAAGGATATGATACTGAGGGCAAGTAAATCGTCTATCAACGACTATGATTGGTGTCCTCATCAATACAAACTCAAGCACATCTATCGCCTCTCCGAGCCAGAAAACGACGATATGATTCGTGGAACGAACGTGCATAGCATAGTCGAGTATTTCTGGGATAACGTGGATGAGCCTCCCCATGAGCCAGAATGTATCTGCAACAATCTGAACCACAATCGCTACGACGAGACGTGTCCGCAGAATCAGAAAACGGACGATAGCACTCCGCTTGAGGTCGCCAGCGCCTTGCTAAAAGAAGGGAAGAAAATGCTTGCGAAGGATATTCTGTGGCAAGTGATACCTACACCTCCACTCCCATATCAATTTGGAGAAGAAGTAGTCATACGAAAATGGTTTGATTGGCAGTGGGATAGATTTCTCGTCTGCTCCACTCCTGATATGGATATGATGGATTGGATGCCTGTAGGAAACGAAGTATCAGCGCACGGCGTCGTTATGGTGGAAGTGGATGGCGAAAAATATCCTGTCCATCTCCGAGGATTCATTGATACCATCTTCTCGGATGGAGAGGGCGGATTCATACTGATGGAACTTAAGACAGGTAAATGGCGAGAGAAGAAGACTGCCACTAAGATGAGAGTGGAAATGCAGATTTACAGAATGATGCTTGAAGAAGGAGAATACAGTGATTTCCTTCCTATCACACATTGGGCTTGGGAGTTCCCAAGAGGATATGTGAACGGAGGCGATAGAGCAGAATGGGAATTAGAAGAAACCGGAACACGAAAGACACAATTCGCCCCTCGAACTGCGATGAGAAAAATACAGAACCTTGTGAAAGGGCACCTATATGATTCATTTGAACCTAAAATACGAGAATGGAGAACACCTAATGGAGAGACAATGACAAATTGCTCTTACTGTTCGTTTATGGAACTGTGTCCGGCTTGGGGAATGAATGAAGGAGGAAACGAATATGAGAATGAAGAAGAGTGAACTGAAAGAAAAAGTAAATAGAACGGCAAACATTTTGTCTGAGATGTTGAAGGGAGAGGATAAGAATATGGAAGTGAATGTAACTTACGGTATGTTGGGAACGGGAGATTTCAAGGCCCAATTAACCAAGCAGATGACGCTTGATTATTACACCGAAGAGAACGCAGAAGTTCCGTATTTTCACGTTCTTGACGTTGTGATAGACAAGCGCGCATTTACGTATACTGAGAAGAACTTGTTTCCCGAAGGGCCAGCGTCCTTAGCAGTAAAAATCCATCGAAGATACAAGGATATGGCTGAGTAATATGGCGTTTGCGTCATTGATACGCGACTTCCCAAGAGAAGTCCTCGAAGTGAGTTCGAGCGGTAAGCATGGTGGGCGTTATATCGTCCGCGATTGGGAAGCGTTGGAGAAGTATTGGAAAGGAAAGAACGGGTCTGGTAATGCGTATCATACCGCATATGGGTATCGAAGCACCCAAGCACCCAAGCACCATAGAGTCGAATACAATACTGCAATAGTCAGACACTTTGTAATGGACTTCGACTGCAAGGACTTCAAGAATGGAGGTGTTGATGTTGATTTCTCCTTCATGCAGGAACAAGTGCAACGGCTTCACAAACATCTGTTGGACAATGGCTACCAACACTACATCTTCTTCACAGGAGGTGGATTTCACATCTATATTCCTTTATCTGAAACATTCCTACCAATAGACGGATTGGAGGTGACGAGAATCAAAAGTGCCGGAAGGAGGCTAATGAAGCGCTGGCATGATAACCTCAACCTCTCATGCAACGACCCTACTGTTGCATTCGACCTTGCGGGAATGATACGCATCCCTAACTCCTACAACGCAAAGAGAGGGTGTTGGGTTATACCGATTGAAAGTGATGAACTCATGTCCTTAGATTTCGAGACTATTTACGAAATAGCACAGGATTACAGACGTGGCTACATCGCTCAAGGAAGCAAACCACTCAAACTCATTCTGCCTAAGAAGAATAATGCCTTTAGCAAGAAAGAGCGAAAGAATGTATCTGATTTACCCACAGTCTCGTTAGGCTCAATCAAAGTTCTGCCTTGTATAGTCCAAGCGGCTCTTGGAGCCGGTAATCCAACACATAGAGCGAGATACCATCTCGCGTCCTATCTCGCAGACAGGCTTCGTTGGTTCTTTCCGATTGATAATGTGCCGAAAGAAGACTTGCCGAAGCACGTTGAGCAGATTGTGCAGATATGCTCGGAGCAAGGATGGGTCGATTGGAACGAAAACATAACGAGAACCCAAGTCGAGAGCATAGTGTTCAAGGGTTATGCTCACGCACGTTGTGAAACTTTGATGCAAGAAGGCCTGTGTGCAGGTAAATGCAAGTATTACGATGGAACTGCGGAGGATTTGCTATGAGAGAGTGTAGTGAATGTGGCGCCAAGTTAAGCCATAGGAACCCCCAAAGAAAAGTGAATGGAAAATACTCATTCAGAAAATTATGTCAGCCTTGTTTCAATTATCCAAAGGATGAAGACCGTTGCATCGCCTTAACTGCGAAAGGGAAGAGGTGCAAACTTAGACGTCTTCCCGAATCAAAAAAGAATATGTGTGCGATGCACAGGAGGTGAACGGATGACTGACTTATTCATAGACACCAACGAGAGAGGCAAATTATGCGAATCCGTGATACGCAAGGCCGAAAATGCAGGCTTGTGTGTTGAAAGAAAGACGCTTGTGGTTGGCGACTACCTGTTAGGTGCGGCGTGCATCGAAGCCAAATCGGTTAGCGACTTCCTCCATTCTTGCGACACCGGACACCTGTGGAAGCAATTGGATAACATGGATGCTAATTACGAACGCTTCTTCTTATTGATACACGGCAGTATATCAGCCTACGTCAAAATGAACAAGAAGCATTCATACAGCCGCATCCAAAGTAAGATGGTAGGACTCATAGCGCGCACTATGGCAGATTTTGACTGCCAAGTCTTGTTTACTCCAAACGTCAGTGAAGCCGCCTCATTCGTGGTGAAACTACACAACAAACTCCACAAGCCAGCGTCTCAACATGGCGCACAGGGAATACGTAGGGTCAGCACAAACGATGTGCGGAAGGACATACTTCTGTGCATACCCGGCATAGGTTCAGTCATGGCTGATAGATTACTCAAGGAATGTGGCTCTATTGAAGAGATGCTTTTCTTAGACTCACTCAAGAAGGTGAAAGGGTTGGGCGACAAGTCAGCAAAGAAAATCATCAAGGCATTAACTAGCGAATCTCCTGTTCACGTCGAAAGGAAGGTGTTCAATTGATTTGGTATTTAAACGAAGATAGTAAATACGATTATTCCGAAGTAATGTCTAAACAGGGAGAATTAAATACGAGTGTATAGACGGGACGAAGGAATACTCGGACAGGAGAAAAGGGGAGAGAAAAGAAAATGAAGAAAGCAAGTGAATATGAAGCAGTGAAGAAGTTCTCCGTGTTTGACGGCTACGTCAAGCACTTTGGGAACATATCAATGGACAACGATATACCAGCGATGCTATCGTTCTTCTTTGTGCAGGGCCAATTAGCAGTGCCATACGTGCGTATACCTTGGGGGGCAACCCACTTGGACCCACGTGTGCATTCGTTTTGGATTCAGTCAAGCAGAACGGGTAAGTCAATCGCATGGGAGTTTGTAGGTGACGTATTGAAGGACGTGGGGATTCCCACCGACCTCTATACCACAGGAACTGACGCAGGATTGATAGGCGGGTTCGAGGAAACATTGGTGGATGGAAACAAGGAAGTCGAATTAAAAGAAGGCTTCTTGAACGGACGAAAGGCGTTGAACTTCGATGAGGGTTCAATCATCCTCAATCCAAACAAGCATAGCCAAGAGACGGTTCTGTATCTTCAATCGGCGTGTAATCCGGTTGGAAGCAACAATAACGTCCTCGTCAAGCATACTAAACAAGGACGAATCGAAACTGAATCGCTGGTATCACTGTGGATTACCACATATCCACCTGCTGGCGTCAAGGAATATGTGTTGACGAAAGGAATCTTCCAACGAGTTCTGCTATATTGGTCGAATTGGAGCATGGATAGAAGGAAAAACGTCAGTCAAATGAGAGCGGAAAAGTGCTACAAAAGCGTGCCTAAAATGAAAGTGTCTTACGATGAGATAGTGGAATACTTCGTCTCATTGGAAAAGAGATTAAGAGACAAGGTGCTTGAACTCACGGAAACCTCCTTCGTTGAATGGGATGCCATGTCGAGAGCGGAGCAAGAAACCATATTACAGGATTGTATGACTGAGATGTTCAGTGCAGATGAGGGAACATTCTATGCCGCACTTGCTGGTTCGATAGACGACTACTACGAATTGATGGATGGATTAGGACCGGGCATCAGCGATGTAGTGGCATCCTTCATACCCGCTATGGAGAACTACACGGCTATCCTATCGACGCACATGGCTATGCTGGATAATGAATGGATTGTGACGGGCGACCACGTGGATATGGCAACGGAGATTCTGTATGACCTATTCAAGAATCTCATACAGTGGCTTGAAGGTGAAGTCGAGATTGGACCGAAAGTGGCTGAAAGAGCAACACAAAGGAACAAGTGGATAGTGGCTTACCAAGCCACCGAGTCTGTGGAACTTGGGAACAAGGGCGACGGATGGCGCAAAAAGAACGGAGTAATTGGCGCTTACCTATCACAAACAGGAGTCACTCGTGGCACAGGCTACGCTCACTATGCGAAATGGGCAGTGAAATTGTATGATAATGCTAAAGATGGCACTACAGGGTATGTGCGACTGAAGGAGGAGTTCAAGAATGTCAGTAAGAAAGCATAAGAAGTGCGTCGAATGCAAAGGGCGCGGTGTAGTATGCTACCAAAATGTTGATGGAGAGTATGAACTCGAACTATGTATGTGTGCAGCATACCCAAGGGAGATGATGCAGGAATGACGGACATAATGGCATTAGACATAGAGACGAGCAATTACTCATGGGAGATTGGCGGTTGGGATAACAAAGCCCTCTTCGACACATCAGTCGTAGCCACATGGAATGGAACGGAAGGACACATCTTCACGAAAGCAGACGTGACTCTCGACGGGTGTGAAACACATGACCTTCATCCAAGGGTTCTTGGCGACCACATAAGCGACCACGTCACGAAAGGCGGAAAAATGCTCGGTCACAACATTATCGGATTCGACTTTCCTGTCCTCAAGCAGTCACTCGACTGCTGGGCGATAGGAGATGTAATGCAGAAATCTGAGAATGTGATTGATACTAAACTACTCTTTCAGAAGGCGTCGTTATCATACGGTAAACTTGAGTCATCTCTTCAATCACTCTCCACTCACAATTTGGGAGAAAGCAAGAGCATGAAAAGCGTTGATGCGCCCATAGGCTGGAGAGAAGGAAAATATGAGGAAGTATGTGATTACTGCCTCAAAGACGCCAAACTAACGTATGACCTATACAAGTATGGGAAAGACAATGGTGTATTGAAGTCAAGGTCATTTGAGACCGGAGACATAGTGGAGGTTGAGATAGGATGGTAGAATACAAACCAAGAGGCGAATTGCCCGAAATAGACGATACGACAGACGACGAGAACTACAAACTCAAGCGAGCATTAGACATATTGTTCAGCATGATACAGGGTGGAAGAAATCTATACGACATAAGTAGGGTAGCATCTAAACTTGCAGAAGAAGTAGGCTATCCGTATTTGCGAAAACCGGCTACATTGAAGGAGACATATGAGATATTAGCCGAAGCGGAAGATGCCAACCCCATCAAAAAAGACTACCCATCGGAGGAAGAGGAATAATGGATGATGAAGGATTCCTACTACACGAAGTTATTCCCGAAGGAGCCAACATATTGTTTTTCTGTTGGGTTTGCGACAAGCCATCAAATAGTGAGATTGGATTTACAGTAGGATATTGCACTCAAGAGTGCTTTGAAGAGGACTTAGAAAGATTACAGGGGGAAGAAAAATGACAGAAGGAGATAGTGAAACGACATTAAGAAGCAACATAGAGGCAGTAAAGACGATTGTGAAAACGGTGAAGACCACGCTTGGGCCGCTTGGGCGCGACAAATTGCTGGTTGACGATGGTGGGAACACCATCGTGACCAACGACGGAGCAACAATTCTCCGTGAACTCGACGTAAGTCATCCCGCTGGGAAGATGATAATCGAGTGTTCGCAAACACAGGAAAGCCTGTGCTACGACGGCACTACCACAGCCGTTGTGCTTGCTGGTGAATTGTTGACTAACAGTGCGGCGCTTCTGAATAAAGGGCTTCACCCTAATGTTGTATGTAAAGGCTACAACGATGCTGCTACTATGGCAGTGGATTACCTAATGAATGAAATTGCTTTGAAGAATACAGAACACTCGTATGTGAGTGATAGTCACTTAGAAACAAACAGCCATGCCGAATACGCAGTCGCAAAGACGGCGATAACCGGAAAGACTGTTGATGCAGCGCTCGATACCGTAGCGCATCTGTGCGTCTCGGCGGTGGAGAAGGCAGGAGATGCCGAGAAAGTAAGAGTCCTATGTCTTCCGGGCGGGAGCCTGAAAGACTCGTATCTCTTCAATGGAGCAATCATCAATAAAGATTTGGTCATTGAAGACGAGATAAATGGAGATTTACACATTGTCCTTTTGAATGGAGGGCTTGAGCCACAGAAGACAGAAGACAATGTGACTGTCCAATTAGATATGCAGGGATATACACAATTCAAATCATCCACCAATGAAGGAGTGTTGGAGCAAGCGAAACAGATAAGCGAACACTTACCGGAAGGAGGTTTGGTCTTTGTAAGAGACGGTGCGTTAGACAGCGTAGTAAACTATCTGCGAAAGAACAATGTCCATACTATCAGAAACCTCCCACAAAGCACAATGCGTGCGCTCTCAGCGACTCTTGGCCTTTCAGTGGCTCAGACCCCTTCGGACATAGAATGCGCCGCACAGGCAAAGGTCCACAAAGAGCGACATTATGATGTGAATTACATTTTCGTGCAAGGAGTGGTTGATTCAGACCAATCCACGCTTGTATTGCGAGGTGCAACCACCACTACACTCGATGAGATAGAGCGAGGATTTGATGATGCGCTCGGTGTAGTATCATTGGTGAAGAATGGCGACAGTGTAGTGCCGGGAGGCGGTAGCACATACGCGGCTATGGCATCCCATCTTCGTTCCGAAGCCGCTTCAGTGTCGGGAAGAGCGCAGATGGCGATAGAAGCATTTGCTGACTCGTTGGAGATAATTCCAGCCACGATAGCGGAGAATGGGGGCCAAGACCCCCTCGACTGCATCCTTGCACTCAGACACTCTATACAAGACGGGGTGACTGATATGGGGCCGGATTTAGAGCATGAGGGCATCGTCTCGATGTTAGACAATAACGTGATGGAGCCTGTATCGTTGGTTAGACAAGCAGTTCTGAGCGCAACCGAAGTCACAACCTCAATCCTCAAGATTGACGACATGATTGCCAAGAGGGGTGAGTGAATGAAATATCTGTATGTTGAGAATAACATTGATGAGGGGATACGAACCTTCACTTCGCTAAAGGAATTGAATAGATTTAAGGAAGGTTGGTATGCATGAGTGATGAAGAAGAAAGAAGCAACATAATCGTATATGGTTGTATGTGCGGCCATGTAACCGAGCCTACCACAAGCCATTGGGTTTTGCATAATTATCATCCTTGCCCTGCTTGTGGTCATAATCTCAATGCACCATATCAATTCATGGGGATAACTCATTGGATGGAAGACAATAACGATGACCACACCGAAAAACACAACTGTTGGTGCTTTGGTAAGAGTGTAAAGCCACCTGAATACGTGGAGGTGAGTGAATGAAATATCTGTATGTTGAGAATAACATTGATGAGGGCATGGATAATTGTTTCAATTGTGCTTCTGAAATGGTTAAAGAATATCTTGTTGAAGATTCAGATATAGAAGAATACAAATCAACAGTTATTAGTTGTAATGAATGTGGTGCTTTGTGGAATAACATCACCCGCCGAGTCATAACCGAGAGAGCGAGAATATACATGAAAGAAACCCGTAAATTGCTACTAAAATTGAAGGAAAGTGAGTGAATGTTGCTATATTGGATAACAGAACTTGCGTTGTTGGGAGTGTTATCTTTCGCCTTAGTTTACGGAATGTGGTATGTAGGACTCGCAATGGATAAGATATTTTCTTATGCATATGGAATGAGAGATTGGGAGTGGGATTACAATGAGTGATTATTGTGATTGCATAAAGAAAGATTGGGGAATAGATGATTTTCATTACTCAAGATGTATGAAATGTAAAAAATGGATTCCTACACATGAAGTAATTAGGGCGTGGCACGATTGGGCCGTTTAATGGATAGACTGAAAGTCCACTGTCGCAATTGCGAACACAAGCATATCCCCCACTCTCTCATGGCTCGATATTCGGGCTATTCCAATACTCAAGCCACAGGTAGGGCAAAACAAATCCAATTGTGGCAGTGCAAAGAATGCGGTCATATTTGGCAAGACACTGCATTTAAGAAGAAAAGTTAGTATAGAAGCGGTGTATTTTTCACACCGTGTTTCAGTGGTTGGCTCGCCGCCTTATCTCGTTAATGGGTAATGTCTATGTTTGGCTGGATAAGAAAATCCAATATACAGACGAGGAAACAGGCACCGTTCTCGGTCTTGAGATAGACGATGACTTGCGTGTAAACTCGCGCTACGAACTATGTCAAAGAGTGGAAGAAACCTTCGGCTTAGAAAAGGAGACATTTTGGTATTTACCAAGCACGCAGAAGATTCGGTTCAGCGTGCAGAAAGCCCGCGAATTGATGGATGAGTAATCAGCAATCCACACCGTCAGTAAAACCATCTTTGGTCTTCAAGTGATTGTAGCATTGTTTTACTATGTTGTATTGTGTCTTAGCACCAGTAGCATCTAATTCAAAGCGACCATTAAATCCGCCAATGGGTGAAGCCCCATCACCATACGCAGATTCACTCGCGTATATTTTTCCACTGTAATTTATTGGGAATGTCTTTATCTCAACATCTTCGCCGTCAACAATAGAGCGTTTTGTATCTCTATTACATCTAGCGTCAATTACCACACAATGCGCGTATTCACAAGTTATTCCGTATGCTGTTTCGTATTCTATTCTTAGTGCCATTTCTTTTCCTCCTTAATCAAACCAAGTGGGTTTGGTGGGAATGTTATCATACGCCTCTTGAGGTGTGTTATAATTTTGTGGTAATGTAAGAAGGTCTGTTCTATATTGTTGTAGTTCTGTTTTCTGTGCGTCTGTAAGCGCATCGTATCGTATTGATAATTGATACCTGTCCATACGCAACAGTTTTTGTGTTCTAATATCTCTTAATTCATCCCATTCCATTTAATCACCTTCAACTAAAATCAACATATACTATACAGTTCACATCTCCGTATGATACGGAACCAGCAACAGCCTGTCTTCTAATTTGTAATAAGTCGTTTGCATCCACACTTAATTCTAATCTTGTCTTAGTATAAACAAAATTAGTCCCGCTTGGATTAGCCATGTCTGCCGGAGAAAAAGTAAAATCTTCATAATCACCCGCACTACTTGAACCATTTACTCTAACTCTCCATGTTTGTGCATCTGAACCACTAAGAGAAACACCCGAAGACTGAAATGATATTGCTTTAACTACCCCTGCTACCGGCATTGGATAACCCGCCGCAGTTGAATCAGCCCCTGATTGAGTAGGTAAAGTTATATTGACTGTGCCTGTTCCTACATCATCTCGTTGATAGAAGAATTGCGCCCAAGTATTGTATTCTGCTGGCGATACATCATTCATTGTGACTTTACCTGCTGAGTCACCTGTAATCCAAATAGGGCTACCATCACCCGAAGAAATTGAGAGTTGGTCGTCTGCATCTGCCGTCACATCTGCTTTACCTATAACCACATTGTTATCACCCGAAGTGACTCCACTCCCGGCATACTGTCCGAGGAAGATATTTCTTGTCCCACTCGACGTTGCATGACCAGCGTGATTTCCAATTGCTGTGTTGTGTTCTCCAGCCCCAGTACCACCAAGAGTATTAACTCCCATACTCACATTGTTACTACCTGTCATACCGTCTTGTGAGAAGTGACCCACCGCGACGCAGTAATTATTGGTAGTCACCAACTTACCTGCGAACTCGCCAATGAAGATGTTGTAGTTTGGGTCAGTCATGCTCCAACCTGCCGCACGACCTATTGCGATGTTGGAGCCACCGCTTGTTATAGCCTTACCAGCCTCCCAACCGATGCAGACACTTGCCCCTCCTGATGTGTTGTTCTTCATGGCTTCCTCGCCTATGGCGACATTGTAGCCACCTGTGGATGATGCTTCGCTGGCTCCGTATAACGTCCTGTAGCCAAGTGCGACGTTATAGTTTCCTCCGTGATTATACATGGCCTGATACCCAACGCAGGTGTTCTTCTCCCCATCCGAAGCATTATACATGGTCTGATAACCTACAGCGACGTTATATCCTCCCGAGGTGAGGTTATACAGAGTATTATGTCCTATTGCTGTTGAGCCTGATGCCGAAGTGTAGGTGTAAAGTGCGCCTCTTCCCATCGCCACATTGTTAGTCCCTGTTGCCGAACCATTTGTCCCAAACATAGCGGTGCGGCCAACCGACACATTGTCGTTTCCTGTAGCGTAGTAGCCCGCTTGTCTGCCGATATGAACAGCACCATTTCCACTACCTGACTCTCTCCCTGCATCTGAACCAATCAAGACACCTTCTGTTCCTGTATGGCTATATCCAGCACTATGACCTACTGCGGTCATAAAGTTCTGACCTGTTCCTGTGTAAAGTGCATCATGGCCGATAGCCACCATAGAGTTGCCCGTTGTCTGATTAGCGGCGGCTCTATATCCTAACATCACATTTGAATGACCCGAGGTTAGGTCATAACCTGCGGTTGCACCCATGATTACATTCTTACTGCCGGTCATTGGTCCTGAACCTGCGTTCCCGATAATATAATTGTGAGTTGCTGTAGTAACACCCGATGTACCATCCGAATTAGACCCAGCCCCTGAGCCAATGAATACAGAATCGGAGCCGGTTGTTATGGCTCTCCCTGCGTTCCTTCCGATGGCTGTTATACCGTCGCCTGTGGTGATATTCGCCGCCGCGCCTGAACCAAGTGCGGTCAGGTAATAGACCCTATCCCATGTCCCACTCGCAACAGAACCAACAGCGTTCCCCACTACTATGCTCTCTGTTAAGTTTGCATCGGTACTATCCGCCACATCGGACAGGCCATCAAGAGCAGAAGCACCACCGCCACCTGCGTTAGCATCAACATACGCTTTGATTGATTGTTGAGTAGCAAGATGAGTAGCAGAATTGGAAGCCAAATTGTCTTCATCTTTGATTACTGTTCCTGAAACTCCACCCTCAGAAAGAACAAGCATATCTTCATCGAAAGTACCCGCATTAACTGTTCCAAACTTCAACTGTACATCTTCTGTACCCGATGATTCATCTGCTATCTTAGCCCGAATACGAGCATATTCTTCTTTATTCCCTACGCTGTCCTTACCATAGAATCTTATGTTTCCAAGCCCGTCATTAGCAAGTGGTGATGCTGAATCGTGGTAAAGACTGAGAATTGGCCCCCATCCTGAACCTGCATCAGAATCAGTTAGTTCAAGTTGTTCTGTTCCATCCCATGTTAATTTGGCATCTCCTTCAATAGTCCCATCACCAGTCCAAACTCCAACTTGGTTATTTACTGGTGTTCCTACCTTCTCTACATCGCCACTACCACCGCCACTTACTGTTTCCCAATTAGGGACATTACCATTCATCATTAGAGTCTGATTATCAGACCCTCTTGCCAAACGAGTAAATGCGCCACCAGAAGTACGGTAGTAAATGTCCCCTTCTGCATCAGAACCTATGTTGATGACGGGCGCTGTAAGTGTCTTGTTCGTGAGTGTGGAAGTGGATGATACAGTGGGGACTGCTACCCCTTCAATGGTTATTGCTCCAGCACTGGAGCGCGCTATCGTGGTATCAGTAGCATGACCGAGTTCAATGTCTTCGGTTACTACTAATCCTTTCTTTACTACAAAATCCTTATTCGTTCCCAAGTTATCACCATAATTTCACTGTCCATCAGGTTATGAGTTGTGTTGTGCAGAGACTGTATGTATGCGCCCCGTCTGCAGTAGGAGTAAATCTCACTTCGATATTAGCACTATTGACTGTAGCATCCCAAGTTCCGATTACTGCAGAACCTGTGCTGATTTCCGCATAGTGAGTTAGGAAGGCATCTGTGCCGTTGTATGTGATGAGTATCTCACCCGCATCTGTATCTGCACTATCGTCCTTCTTAATATGATACAAGACTTTAGCCGCTCGGTATGTTGCCTTGGCGATGTTCATGAGAGATGTTTCGCCAGAAATTGATGCTCCACTACCTCTTGCTGTATCAATGATGGCTACTGCATCGGCGCTGAGTGTGGCACCTTGCACTTGTCCATCGGAAGTTAGATTTCTAATTGTGGCTACATCTCTGCTGGCGTCTACAGTTAGAGCCTTACTCGCTGCCACAGTCCCTACTGTAAGACCATCTAAGACTCCTAACTCGGCGGTTGTGAGTGTAGTAGAATCGAGAGTAAGCGAAGTATCTCCAGTAATTGTGCCCGAAACCGCCAGACTGGTTCCTGTAATTGCCCCTCCAGCAAGAGTGCCCGAAGTTGTGATATTAGACGAGCCTGTGTTAATTGTGCCGAAGCCCGATGTGATGCTACCTTCATTAAGTGCGGCCACTTTGGTAAGAGTCGAATTAACTACATTTATGCCAAGTGTGGTAGCGTTGAGAACTGATGTGCCAGCAATCTTGTATGCAGGAGTGGTGATGGAAGTCAAGTTCATGTGATTGTTAGAAGTCCATGAGTCGGTTCCATCCACCCAGATGAATGTCTTATCATCTCCGCTTGATTCAAGAGTAATTCCACCACCATCTATTGCCGCATCATTTCCGACACCGTTTCCAAGAGTAATGTTAGTATCGGCTACGTCAATCGTAGTGCTGTTCACCGTGGTCGTTGTCCCGCGCACGATGAGATGACCCTTCACATCAACAGTCGATGTTGCGGCAGTTGCGCCACCTGTGACTACAAGCACTTCAGCGAGAGCGCCACTTGTGGATGTCGCTACACTGAGACCTATCTCGCCGGTTTCTGAACCAGCAGTTGCTGCTGTCGTCTTTGTCTGTATCTTTCCAAAGGCTTGGTTATTTTGTGCAGCATCGTCGGAGTAAAAGGTAATTGCACCTGCTACATCTCCTGCGGCACCTGCTGCTCCCTTATCCTTTACAAAGCGCAGTTCAGAAGGACCATCTTGGTCGTTAGTAGTATTCTTAATTTGAACCACAGGTTTAGTGCTCGTGCTACTCTCAATACTCAGTAAAGGAGTCGTAATTGTGCGTGAAGTGCTACTGGTCATACTACTGGTAGCCTTTGTTTGTGCGGCATCTACGCTTATCACGCCACTGGAAGCAGTAATACCATCGCCAGCGAATAGCGTAGCAATCCTGTCCACTGTTGTCTTTCGGTTGGTTCCACCTGCGCCATCATCGACTATGAATAAATCACCACTCGCAAGTCCTGCACCGATGTCGGTCATTCCGTCAATGTCCAAAGAGAAAGTTAGGTCGTATGGGTCTCCGTCAGAGCCTGTTGATGTATCAGTCCAATTGATTTTTAATCCATTACCATCAATGAACTTCACTTCTTTGTCTTCATCAATTGTGACTTCTGTGCCGTCCCCATCTTCTAAGACAAATCCGCTACCCATTCCGTCTGCGCCTGAAGCAGAAGCAGACCAAACAGCATATCCAGCGCTGTTGTCCCAAGTCAAGACATGGGTATCGCTCGGAGAGTCTTGACCTATCTTGGTTATATTCCCCGAAGCATCAAAAGTAAGAGCCGCAGTTCCGCTCCGTTCTTTGAGACTACCACCATCATCAAGAATAATATCTCCTTTGAACTTAGCCGTGCCGCTAGTGTCCAGAGTCATTAGATAATTTCCAACATTGAGAGGATTGTCGGTGCTGCTTGCGACGTTATCATAATCCTTAGCCTTATATCCGATATGGAATACATTGGTTTGAATTTCGCTATTTCCACCCGCTCTGTTGGCTTGTCTTCCCACAGCCCAAGAGTTTCCTGTGCCGCTTCGACCTTGGGTGTATACTATTCCTTGACCAACATGGATATTTTCTGCTTGGTCTAAGAGCAAGGCATTACCTATTCCGTTGTAAGTAGTTCCAGCAACATCGTCGTTACCAATATCTGTATGAATACGGGCTTCCGCATAATTCATGCTGGTAGTAGCATCGGAACCAGATAAAGCAGGCCCATTGACTTGAAATTGAGTGTTGGTTTCTATTGCGGGGTTATCCTCATCAGCATTTTTAACTGAGACTTTTCCGGTTGTTGTAATTGATTGACTCGCAGTAAACTTTGCAGTGCTGGTGGCAAGGAGTGAAGTAAACTTACCCGAAGCCCTTGTAGAAGTGCCAATTGACGTATTATCAATCGAGCCCCCATTGATATCTACGGTTGTAAGAGTGCCCGCATCGGCCACAGTTCTACCTGCATTAGTCCAATTACCAGCCATTGAGGCGATAGTTGCTGCACCACCATCAGTTAATCCGTAAGCACCAACTGTGAAGTTACCTGTATCAATATCCAGTGCAACTTGACCTGAAGTACCGATAATTTTCAATTGCTCTTCACTAGCATCCCACAACATGTGGTCGCCAGAAGTGGCTGAATGGAATGTGACGTCTACGCCACTGCCAGCAGTGCCAGTAGTAACAGCGCCGGTCGCACTGAGTGTCGTGAATGCTCCTGACCTTGCAGTCGACTGCCCAATATCTGTGTCATCTATCGTGCCAGCGTTGATATCAACTGAAGAGAATACCGCCGTAGAAGCACTATTTGCACCGATAGCCGTGCCATCTATCGCACCGCTGTCGATGTTCACATTAGTCATTGCTTCATCGGAGAAATCAACTGCACCCGCTTGTTCGTAAGCGCCGAGTTTAGTGACTGTTAGCGTATCAGTAGCGAAAGCGAAATCGGCATCATCAGTCAATAAACCATTAGTGGAAGCAAATGGAACTCGACCAGAAGTCAATCCATCTGCAGTAATACTCGCTGCTCTGAAATTGTAAGCGCCGATATCTATGTTAGAAGTCGCTGTAATCCCAGCAGTTGTAAGTGCAGTAATTGTAGTAGCAGCGATTGTTCCTCCTTCGACTTTATCACCACTAATCTGATTATTAGCCAGAGTAAGAGTTCCGCCGGAAACATCGAGCGTTTTTCCAGAGCCAACTGTAACATCCGATGTGGCTATCGTCGCACCATCTATCGTGCCAGCGTCAATGTCTACCTTAGTGATATTCACTTCTCCAGACCCTTTCGGGGTGATATTGATGTCGATATTGGTATTTGAGCCATCTGCTGCAAGTGTCGTGCCTGTAAGCGTAACACCGGCTGCAGCGACATTCGTATCGAATATCCCCGCTTTTACAGTATGGTCGCTCGCAAGCGTCACATCCCCGTCTTCTACTACCAATCCTTGCTTTACTCTGAAATCTTTTATCGTGCCCATTTTCTATCCCTCTCATATTGTCATTGCTTGCCAAGAGACGCGCACGGTGATGTCATCGCTGCTCACCGTAGGTGTAACCTGTAATTCAACATTTCCACTCACGATAGCGACGTTATATGCGCCTTGGAGTGTGCCTCCGCCGCTTGTAACTACGCCATATGTAGTGAGATATGCTTCTGTAGCAGCCGCATTTGACCGCCCATTGTGTGTGATGACCATTTCTGCAGTTTCGTATATTCTACCAGTAGAGAAATCAGGGTCATCTCCCTCATTAGCCACTTCGACAAGCAGTTTTCCTGCTCTGAACTTCTGACTATGAAAGAGTACGATTCCAGTAGATGAAGTCCCATCATTGACTACTGTGGAGCCATTGTTAGAACCTGCTGCAAGAGTCCCACTACCGTATCCAAAACCAGTCTCCTTTACTTGGAATGTGGCCTCTGGGGAGGCTTGGAGTATACCGACTTTATCTCCGGCAGTATCTACTTTGAGCACATTCGTGTCGATTGTAACATCTCCGCTTCCAGTGATGGTGCCAGTAGTAAGTGCATCGAGATACCCAGTGGCGAATCTGATGGTGTTAGAACCTAAGTTCAGCGCACTATCTGCACTTGGGTAAATATGCTGATTGAATGTCCAAGCATCATTGGCATCAACCCATGCTATCGTCTTATCCCCAGTGCCACTCGATGATTCAAGAGTGATACCTCCTCCATCTACGGCAGCGTCGTTTCCTAAGCCACTACCGAGATTGATGTTTTTATCCGCCACGTCTATCGTAGCCACGTTCAATGTAGTAGTCGCTCCACTGACAATTAAATCACCAGTGACTGTGAGGTCGTCGCTTACAGTAAGCGTTCCACTCGCTGGACCTATTGACGTAATGCCCGTTTGGGCGGCATCGAGATTCAAAACACCACTGGATGCTGAAATGCCTGTGCCAGCCATAGCAGTAGCCAAATCAGCGATAGATTCTTTCTTGGAATTATTTGAGTCGTTAGCGTCAATGAATCCAATCGAATCGGCGGCGACATCCACAGCAGCAGCAGAAAGAGCATTCAAATTGGTGGCTATGGAATCCCCATCAAGAAGCACCTTTGAGGTATTGAAGTATAATCTTGAATCATCGGAATCGCGCCATAGCGTAGTTGCTGAACCCGGATTAGTAGCCGTGCCAGTGCCAAATTGCACACCCGTAGGCGCACTAATGAGGCCTGCTGTTGATACTACGCCTACAGTAAGAGTGTTCGTTCCAGCATTGTAGGTGAATACCCCTTCGCCAGAGAATCCGCTTGACCCATCATTATATTGAACATCACCAGTAGAGCCACCCGAAGCGCTCGAACTACTACTTGATGCGAATATCTTGACCCATGCGCTGCCGTTGTATGCAAATACTGCTGCTGACGCAGGACCAACGGTGGAATTGATACCAGACGGGTCGAATGCTATATTGTGAGTAGCAGAAGCAGCGTTGTTTACTGTCACCGTATGACTTGGAGGAAATGTGCCACTTGGCGTTAGTGTGATGTTACCAGTAGGCGTAGCATGAAAGAAGTTTGGCCCATCGAATCTGAAAGTCTGCGAAGCATTGCTCGTGCTGAGTTTGTCTGGACCGAGTCTGTATGACCTTCGTGCACCGCCCTGCTTACCGCTGAAGTAAAGCACGTTATCCCCAGCATTACTGTAAGACATCCATAGAGCGCCTAACTCGCTGTTAGTCAGTGCGCCATTTTCATCTCCACCTCCGTGAATACCATCTAAGTCAGTATGCATATCAACGCGATTTGAATCCGTAACAGTGGCTCCTACTGCGCCTGTGCTTACGGGAGTCATGTAAATTGGCGATGGACGAAGGAATGTTCGCCTATCGAGTATCTCTCCTCCGGCTGTAGTCATATCCAAATCGCCTGTGCCACTGGAATAAACACATTTCACTATCCCAAGAACCGTAGTTTGCTTAGACACGAGTGAACTATTGGGGTCGGAAAGGAATCCTTCTGGAGTTACAGGATAACCGCTTGACACAGGAGTGCCCATTTCTACATAGATGTTCTTCTTCGTACTACCTCCATCAGAGCAGACATAGACTACCAAAAGGACAGACTGACCAGTTGTTAAGGCAGATTGGTTCCCCTCTATACGACTATCTTCAAGCGTTACTGTATAATCATCGGGTGCATTGCTATCGTACCCTCCTCCGAATGCTACTACGATGCCATCAATGACAGCATACCCACCCTTAATCGTCAATACATTGGTTGAAGCAGAAATAGCGCCGGGCATATCCGCAGGTGTATTTCTATCACCGTCTCCTACTGCCCCGTCTTCTAATGCTAAGATTCCATTACCATGAAGCCCCTCATAGAGATTAGTAAAAGATGGAGAGAGTATGTAGTCTCCATCTGTTAGACCCGTTGTATGTCCAGATTTCGCATTATCGCCCATTTACTCACTTCACCTCTACTACTAATTGAATCTTCATTTCGTTATTTGCACTTTTCACTATTGGCCTGAAAACATGCCTTGTGATGGGTGTGAAACCGCTCGCTCCGCGTAACTGGACATAGACTTCCTTCAAAGTCTCATCGAATGTATCGGCTGTGCTGAGTGTTCCTTCGACAAGAAGCGTCGCATTATCAATCACTTTTACCGTTGGAATGATGGTAACGGCAGGACGACCTGCAGAGCCATCACTGGATGTTGCCGGAGTACCATCGAATCCTATTACCATCTCATTGATGTTCGATGCAATCGTATCAATCATCAATCTCTTCAAATGGTCGTTCGCTGGCATTAACTTTCACCTCGCATGATTACTACGGCACTCTTGTTCAAGCCTGTAGGCTTGATGGTATATGTTGTAATGCCATCATTGATGGTGTTTGCGCCTCCAACCCCTCTTCTATTTGCATTTTTTCCAATTATGAGGCCAGAAGACGACACTTGTCTTAATGTGATTATCGGCGTTATGAAAACATCCAATGAATCAAAGAAGGAAAGATTCTCATCCACAATCTGACTACTCTTATCTGGATTCTCAATTGAGCCTCTTGAGATGCTGCCTTTCGTGATACTCTGCAATACGCCCTCTATGCCAGTATCTAATGTTAAGAATGTGAAATCACTCATCCTATCGCTCAACTTATGCTTTGATTCCATTACTACATACATATTGTTGCCGTATTCAACTACACTACCCGGTCTCAAATCCCAAGCATCTGGATGTCCATTTGTTACAATAGCCCCTCTCATAATTGAGTTTGCCTTCAATATCTGTCTTGCGACCTTCTTTGCACTCTGCACACTGCTTATCGACGCATCGTATATTGGTGTGGTGTTTTCGAGAATGTCCGTATCGAACTTACCCTGCTGTCTTGCGCCATCGTCCATAGTGAGTATCAATTTCTCATTCAGAGCAATGGCCTCGCCTTGAACAGTAATTCGATTCTCTGTATTTTCCACTGGACTCTTATCTTCACTTCCACTTCTAAATTGCGGGTTTAGTTGTTTAATTCCGTTTGAAAAGTTGAATGGCACGTATTGTAGCGCGCCATAGCGATTGAATATCGAAATCCTGTTATCATGACGAGAGATGAATCTCAATGCAGATAGCAGATTAACACCATTGAAATCTGCAGCAAGATACGTATTGCTTACCTTTCTTCTATTTTTACCCAAGTTCGCTATTGTAGGCGAATCGCCTATCGTCACAGCAGTGACGGTGCCAGTGATAGAATTACCCAGTTTCATTGCCAAATCCGTTGTTCTCAACCCCACATCTATAATTTGACCAAAGCGCAGTGTTTCTTCATTGAATCCTAAATCCTTCAATGTGTTACCTTTCAGGTTCCTTACATTCACCCTTACTCCAGAAGTCGTACTTTCATTACTACCTCCTATGATTCTATTCGACGGCTTATTCACACCATACATCAGAGATGTAGGCGTGTCTTTCCCTTTTCCTGTCCAGATAGTGCCTTTCAATGAATGCCCATCTGTTTCGTTATGAGTGATATGCATACCAGATTCTGATTCTACAAATGTGTAGGTCTTTTCTGTCGCTAAATCGTAGTTCTGAGCATTCCTTGTCTCAATTGTAATTTTGCTCTTATTGCTACTTTGAGGCTGAATCTTAGCATAATGAACTGCGTTATCTACGAATACGGGCTGTCTAACATCGTTCATTACTGAAGTAAGAGTGGTATCGAAACGACCAACGGAAGATTGTATTAGCGTCATGCTCCATCCCCACTATGGTCCGTGATGCTAAATGAAATGTCCCCTTTGTGCCCCTTAGAATGCAACGCTTGACTAAATCTTGGCTTAACAGAGAAGTCCATTCGCTTCATTTCGTCATCTGTATCTTCTTCTTGCCGCCTTCTTGGAGCATCGGAACGATGATGTTGTAGCGTATTATCAGAAATGACTAATCTACTCACTGTTGAGTTTAGACTCTCCTTGTCGAATCCAGAAACTTCTGTTCCGGGTAGTTTAGGACCGAAACTCGTTGGTGTCGTGAAAGCCCCTGTGGGGTCGAATACGAATACTGGCAAGTAGGGTCCATTGCCGTCCGGTAGGCTTCTTCCAGATGCCAGATTCCCAGTGGCTGCTCTTCCATTACTAACTTCATACGTAAAGAGACCATATTTTCCACCAGACGATGCAAAAAGGTAATTCTGGTCGTATTGAGGAGTGCCAGTAACAATTGAATTATGAATGCGATATACCTCTGTATGTTTAGAGTCTAAGGTTCTAATTGGTCGAAGTAAGAACTTTACATTCTTGTCTTTTTCGTTGTTTCTCACTGATTTTGAGGTGTAGTCATCTGCATCTTGATATGGATTGCTCGTATCATTACTTCCCGTCAATGAAGCCACTCCCCAATTCGTATCATCAAATAACCCAGCATAATTACTTGCATCTAACACATAGGAACCGCCATAGGGTCTGAATGCATTAGTGTGAGAATAGCGATGCACTGCACTTACTGGAGAGCCATTATTCTGCCTTCCAAATGCGCCACCTGTATAATCAACGTCGGCTATCGTGTTAGTGCCAACTTGGAATCCACCGTGTAGAATGACCCGCTGACCTACATTTCTGTCTGTATGAAGACTATGCGCCTCAGTATTGATAGCAATGTGGTTTTGCTCTATTCCTTCAGTCACTTCGGCGTCTATTCCAATTCTGGGACTTGTTCTCGATATTGCATCCTTGTGAGGAGAAACGCCTACAAACTCTTCAATTCTATCACTTGCGACAGCCTCTGGCTTCAGTAACCCATTACTGTCTATCGCTAATTTAGCACTAATCCCCCTCTTGACTTCATCGGCTTGCAGTATAGCGTTACGGGGTCTCAGCAAACCATCTCCGAAGAGAGGTTCAGCAGTATTATGACTCAAGACTACACCCGTTTTATGGATAGGAGCCGAAAGTTCAGTAAGCACATCCTCATTAAATCGCGTTGGATAACGCACACCGCGACCATTACCCATATCTCCTACACGCATAGAGTGAGTTGGCGCAAATACATCTACCAAATCATGACCTGTATTAGTTGCGTGTAGATTCACATCGTTGTTTGTGCCACCAAATCTCGGTATCGTAGTCGTCACGCTCACATTGCCGTTAGATAAGTCAGCCACGCCCTTCATATTGAAAATCGGTTTAGCGTTATTCCAGATTCTCCGATATGGGCTTCTGCTATTCCTTCTGTCGTTCTCATAAGCGTCACCACAGTCCCATGCCGGTCTGATGCCGAATCCACGCACTGGAGCACGCCTTACGTCCTCTCCGCGCTCGTTGCCCCACCAATCCACCAGATAATACTGAGAGGCCTCAGATAGGCTTGTTTTGTCCATAGCCACTTCATCTCCCCACCAGTCTCTTTGAGTTCCTGCGTTATTGGTTAGTGTTCTCACAGGAGTCCCAAAGGGTCTGGTCATCCTTCTACCGTCGCTATAACGCACTTGCCAGTCCGCTTGGTCTTGAGCCAGCATTCCTGTGAAATTGGTCTGTCTTTCCATAATTCCAACATATGTGGTAGGATGAGTCGCATTGGAAAGTCCCGAACCGCCTGCATAAGTCCATGTCGCAGTTTCAGTCTGAACCAGTGGTCCAGCGTCATAATCAAGGGTTTTAATGCCCGACCCTGTTGGGCTTGCCTCATAGACTGCTCTGGTCGGACTGAGACCGTATGTAGGCCTGTTACAGGCTTGACGTATAGCGTTACGGTAGCCATACGGTTTTCTTCGAGAAGACCCCATAGCGGCCGTTGTAATGCCTGAAGAGACAGAATAACTGCCGTCATCATCGCTATCTACCCATTCTCGAAGGTCGCTGGAAGTGAAATTGGGATTTCCATCGCTGTGATTGTGCACATTCCAAGATGCGCTTGCATAACTGAAAAGGTCAAGTTTGCTGACATGAGGGCCGCCACGACTCCCACAAGGCCAGAAACCGCTCAACATTACATCGGTTCCTCCTGCTTGGTGGTCAGTGCCAGTTGTAGCAGCAACTGTTTCTCCTGTCTTCGATATGTTAGGTGTCATAATTAGGAAGTCAAATGGTCCAGCACTCATAGCATGTGTAAAATCATGATAATGTATAGTCTCAAAGTGTTCTGGCATTGAATTATATGATGCTTTATCCACAGCAACACTTCCCCAAGTAGTTCGACTATCTGAAAAATATGTATTTGGCCTTCCTAAATTAGGATGCCACATACATAAGAAAGCATCTGGTATATGAGATGAATATGTATCACGATTACCATTCACTATATCTGGTAGTATATTCGCAAATACACTCTTCTTTCTATCTGTAAGTAGTTTACTTGCAGATAATGTATTGTATGAATGCGACAATCGTAGTTCTGCACCATCGTATATGTTATCCCAGAAATTATCTGCACCTGATTTAGCAGCCAAATAGATGGTATTAGGCACATTCACATTTGCAGCATCATTACCGCTTCTCTTTGTATACGGTTTAGAATAGATATCCCCATTCTTTGCCGTGTATTCAATCTCCTGAGCGTAATGAGAGGTTAATGGGAATAGATTTGCATTGTCTACGGTAATTGTCCCACCTGTATTGAAGGATTCAACAATGCATTTTGGATTGAGACTGACAATTTGTTGTAGTTTGGAGTATATGTCGAGGTATGTTGAGGTATATCCATTGATAGTTTGTTGATTGCCTATACTTCCAAACCCATTTCTTGAATACATGAAGTAATCATCTGGTGCATATTGCGATAGTTTTCGGAAGTTAGACGCGGGCACTCCGTTCTTGTGAAGTATACTCCACCATGGTATGTGTAATGTGTGACCCGGCGAAGAGTCTGAGAACATAGTTGAGTAAGGAAACCCTCTTCTTGTAAATGCGGGAGACTCCGTCATCTGTATTCCATGTGCATTATGAAGCATTAGTGGAGGCGTATTCGTGAATTGACTACCGAAATCAGGATTAACATCGAGCATGGCTTCGTTGATGAATACCTCACAACCACGCACATCTGCTTGTGTGGCTTTTGCCAAAACTAATGTTAGCCCGCCTTTTGCAGTGCTCTCATTGATGCCTATTACCGTGTTTACTTGCTGACTGGTAAGTTCTGTAGTGATGTTGTTGTGGAAACCAACAAGTTGGTTATTGAACAGATTTGGTTGTATGATGATTTGATAGGCTCCAACTTCAGCAGGGTCGGGGAAGTGCTTTGCGAGTGTGTAGTTGGCTGCGGCTTCGAGAACGATGCTATGTCCGCCCGCTTTGTTCACTGCGCCCGCTAATGAACCAGCAGAGGCCAAAACACCGTAACCGTCATACTTCAAGCCTGTTTCAAACATCAAAGTGAATGCTCCACCATGAATATCGCTTGGGCCAGAAGGTGCTGCGTTTATGCCACTGAAGTTGATTTCAGCATCCATTGGATGAGTATTGTCTTGCAGTGACGTGCTTTCTGTTCCGCCATATTGCGTTACCATAGAATTGTTGATACCCGATTTCTTGTTAATTGCAGTGGTGTGTTCGTCGAAACGAGCGGAATCTGTGAATCCAACACTCATGTTGTAATCAGCAAGATGACGATTATACAGACTCTGATATGCAGGATGAGCCCAGTGTCCGGGCAGCATAGGCATTGTGGGCGTGATGAAGTGATGTCCCATTCTGGGATATGGCATAGGCGTCATCTTTGGTTTACTGTATGCATTGTATGCTATCGTATCACTGGCAAAATAGCGCGTATGGGCCATATCTGGGGAATTTCCAGATACTTCAGCATGGTCACGTAAGCGTCTTGACGCAAAGAAACGCGTGCTTCCACCGGGTATATAGTAAGATGGAACAACTTTCAGAGCAGTAGTTGTGTTTTCCGCCATAAAGGCAGTAAAATCAACATCTCCTACAATCTCCATGGTTGTATCATTTTCAGCAAGATATGAGCAAACAACTCCTTCATCCGTTATGGGATTATACACTCTGAGGAACTTTCTTCCGTCCTTCGCCTCTTTCGTTCCAAATCCTGCATTGAAAACCTCAGTATTCAGTGCCCCGTCTATTGTAAGAACGCCAGTCTCAGCATTCCAATTATTTGCACCAAGTGTTTGTGTAACCGATACACTATCGTTTACCACACCGTTAGTATGACTGTAAATAGTCGGATAACGATGAGTGTGACTGTGTCCCATCTTACAGACATGGAAGAATAGAGTCCTATCATGTAATTCGTAGGACGTATGTAGTGGCTCGTTATTTACCCATGCTCCTACTTCAGAATCGAATGTTATGGGGTCTATTCTCTCCCAATTATGGTCTTCGTATGTCGGTCCTTTTCTTGGCCCCACTACACTGTTATCGAAAAGATGGCCTATTGTGTCGGCACCTAAATCTGGGTGTATCATACCTCCTGTTCCCATAGTTTCGTTCTGATAGGCTTGCAGTGGGTCGAATCCTGAGCGCACTACGATATTTCCCGGTATGGAATCGGGATTCGGTAGTTGCACTTTGAGATTAGGAGTCTTTCCAGAGTTAGCGAGTGCTGGTCCGTTGCCTTCCACGCCACGATTTTCCGGCGTGCGGAAGCCACGTATGATAGTCCCCAGCGGACTACCACCCTCTATCTTGTGTGTTTGCCCCGCATCATCTGTTACAGTAATACTCTGGAATTGTATCTCTTCATTCGGTATAGTAAGCACATTCCCCATCTTGTATGGGTGTTTCCTCATCAACTCAGGGTGTGCAAGTTCCTGCGCTTGTAACACAGGTAACATAGCGCTATTTGTTGTCTCGAAAGTAAATCTAACATTCCCATACAATTTTTCTCCTGTAGTGTAGGCTGTGTTATTCTTCACCCTCGTCATCCACGGCACTGCACCAAGGCCTCGTGCGTTGATAGTGGGTAAACTGAGATTGCCGCCATCCATTCTTTTCCAAACTATGTGTTCGACTGAGAAGTTTTTTGCTGCTGAGTTTTTATACATGTCAAATGCATTCACGTCACCCATCCAATACTCGTTAGGATAGTTCCCGCTTGCAGTATAGGAATATCCAGTGCCGTCCATATCTTGATGGTTATCAGATACATTACGTTCTGCATCTTCACTTTCAAGAAGCACAGAACCAACAGAGTAGTCTAAATCGAAGAGTAAATCACCAGTCTTAGCACGTCCGGGTGTTGCGTTCTTGAGATTGAGGTCATCTGATACTGCACCGTGGAAATATGTCCCGACATCGCCATTAAATGGAGCATCAGAGGAATTGTCTGCGAGAGCATTTGCTATCGTTGGAACAGTTGTGTTATCTACAATTAGAGCCTCGACATTAGGACCAGCGTTTGCAGGTGCAATAAAGCGGTCTTGACCGTGGAATCTTTCATCCCATAGTGTAGTTCCAGCATAATGGATGGGGTCAGTTCCTTCGCCCTTAACATGTAACCAATCACCTGTGGCCGTAATTGCATCTCTATCGAACTTCGCTATCAAAGAACTTTCAGAGTTGTAACTGACTACAAGGAATGCATTACTATACAATCCCTGTGGCAATGAGAGTTCCTTTGGTAAAGTGGTTGATATCTCGTAATTTGTGGGTTTTGCCCATTGGTTTGAGTTATCCGTAGTATCTGTGTCCTTGAAGTAGCCTTGTCCATTAGCAGGTGTTCGCCCATTAGCATCTAATGTATAATTTGTATACAGACTTGCCTTCGTGATGTAAGTATCAAGGTTATCTCCTGCGCCATTGATGGTAGGAGTGCTTTCGGGACTATGTCGCATAGGAGCAACTACTGGAACTGTGCCGTATGTGCTCATAACGGAACCAGCAGAGCCGTATGGTGAGAATCCCAGCATTGAATGATATGCTCCTAATCCAGCAGCATATCCGGTTGCTGTAGTAGTCGAATCATTCTTCGTTACGCTGGTGCTTATCTTGAGACTATTGAGATATGAATACCGCTCTCCATGCCAACCGGCCACACCTACTGGCCTCGTCCTGTCTATTGCATCAACTATGCCTGAGAAGTGAACTTGCGTCATGTGGTCTCGTGCACTTACATCTTCGTTGTTGAATTGCATTATTCCGGCTTTACTCCAAACATACAGATTACCACTCAAAGTCGTAGGATTGCTATTTGCATTGCTTGCTTTGTGATTAGCCCATGTAGTATCATACTCAAATACAGTCTGGCCTCTTATCGCATTAGGTGCAAGATGGAATCTTACTTTCCAATCACCTCCTGAAGCAATTACGTCACGAGAGTGATACACCGCCCAACCGGGGTCCACAGAATCCCCTTCACTGTCATCATCGGTATTGACTCTCAGCCAACCCGAAGCGGGAATCTGTTCCAATAGTGTTTGGCTGGCATTTACGGCGCTTTCGACATATTGCGGATAGGTGCTATGATTGTAAGAGCCAACAGTGCCTAAATCTACCCATCCATAGCGGTCTTGTCGCATTGCATTACCCATAGAAGGCATGTGAGTGCCTCCCATACTCTTGAGTGCTCCAGCACCGGGGAAAGCGTTGATGGCTGCTCCTACTACAGTTGCGAGTTCTTCTCCATTCTGACATCTTGTCCCATCTATCAGGATGTATTCGTTCTTGGTGTTTCCAATTGAGAAATCTGTGCTACTACCGATATAATCCTGTATTGTAGCCATCAAGGGTCCAGCGACTCTGAAAGCAGTAGGATGAATCTGGTTATCTCTTGTCCATGTGCTTGATGAATTACCACCAGTAATCCGAGTATTCTTCTTTGGATGAACTGGATTAAACGTAAACTGATTATCTAACCAAGACCCACCTGCGTGGAAACCCCCATCCATATGGAATACCGTATCGGCACCCATCGTAATGCCGTAACCGATAAGTGGAACATGCATTTTAGGATGCACTTGCTCGAAATCCTCTGCATTGTGTATTGAGTCGTCATTCAATAACTGACCATACATCCTACCATGCTCCGGCCTCTGGAACAGGCCCGCACTACCACTGTTAGCCGAGTTCTTCCAACAATATCCAGCAGGAGTCTCCCAATTCACCATCGCTTTCCAATGGAAGCCAGCAGTAGCATTGTAGTATGATTTTGAGTGCGGTCTATACTTTCCTTGGTCATTGACTATCGAGTTCGGGAACTTATTGTTAGAACCGCCTAAAGAGGGCACGCTTGCCCAAGAATTACCAGTATAGATGATTCTACCAGAGAAAGGCTCCAGTGTGTTGTGGCCCGAAGCAGCATCTGCGACTTCCTGTGTGAATGGGAATGCCTGCCCCGGTCCAAAGATGATATATGTCGTCTTGTTGTCGATATCTACTCCATCAACATGGTCTTCATAACGTGCTGTAGGATGAGTGAATCGTAATACGAGAGGAACTGGTTTGGCCTTTATCTCCCCTGTGCTGGCGTAAAGTGAGCCCCCTCTACCCAAATCTGGTGAGAGTATGTTGTCTCGATTGAATGCTGGTGGATTGATACTACCTCTGTGTTGGTTGCAGAGAGCCGCACCGGGGAAGAAGGCAAACATAGCATTGCAGTCCATCATAGCGAAACTGGTAGATATCTCGTTAGCGTTCTGTATACCAGCCACTCCCGTTGGACCATTAGCGTATGGATGTGTGTAGAATGTGGAGTAGTCATTATTAGTGCCGTCATTCACATCGAGCGTAACGCCACTGAATCCGCCTCCGAAGTAAAGAGGCACGCTGTGGTCGCTGCTGCTTTTTCCCCCTCTGAAATATACAACCGGTTCTGAGAAGACACTACCTATGGAGCGCAGTCCATCGAAATCTCTGTTATTGCTAAGTGATAGAAGATTATTCCAATATGGTGCGTCTCTTGTTATGTTACCTTCAGCGTTTTCGATGTCCCAAGAAAGCACGGTTGAACTGGTCGCTCCCCTCTTACTCTCAGCGAAAAGAGAATCCTTCTCATTCAACCATACTTTCTTTTTCTCTCCGAATGATGGGATATTACCCGAATCATTTCCAGCGGGTATCATAAAGTGGAACATGGCAGCGCCGAGTGTTGCGCTTGTAAGCCAACCTACTCCACCAGCAGAACCAGTCAATCTCTTGTTTATGATACTGCCATCAGGCAAACTCGTCTGAGTTCCTCCACCTATTGTGAATGAAGCAGTGCCGTTTACTACAGTGACCTCTCCTACCACCTTACCATTATTCGTAGCGACTATGTCTCCTACTGCTATATTGGCAGAATTTCCTGTGTCTATCGCTATTGCATCTGTCCAACCTATTGGATATCCAGCAGCGTAATCTGTTACCAGATTAGGCGTAGTAGGAATAGCAGTCCAACCCATATTTAGCACAGAATGTGGAGTATCAATATGCGGTAAGATATGGTCGCCGGACGACCTCGTATATCGTATACCCTTGAGATTCTCTCTCCATTCATTGATATTGACTGGAGTATTCTTAGAATCGACCAAATTAGGTGTTGCAGTATTAGCATGAGGACCACGTGCAAAGGAACGAATCTGCAAGAGGGTATAGGGGATGTAGCCGCAGTCTATGCCTCTGCTATCATCTATCAATGCGTCTGTGACTGCACGAGATGTGGCATAATTCGACCCGGTATCGAAGTCCCAGTCAGCAGTACCTGTGGGTCTTGTAACCTTTTTGACCTCTCCGAACTCAAGATGAGCCGCTTGAATGCCAAAGTCACGATGAAGAGTAGCAGAAAACGCCTCATTTAGAGGAATTACCGGCTTCTGAGTATTGTATGCCCGAATGCGCACAGCATTTTCGCTGACGCCCCATTCACCGAAAGTTCGCCCGTCTGCCGCATACATCTCAGTACAATCGAAGATATGCCCATCTTCGGTATTTACTTCCCTTCCAGCGTTTATTGCGGCGGCAGTTACGGCAGCCATAAGTTCGTCAGTGACAAGAGTAGTCCAATTCAATACAGGAGTGATGAGATAATTCGTATCAGTCCAACTTGGTAAACCTGTGATACCGTAGAATACATTACCATCCCTTCTTGTGTATGAGAGAGTCAGACCAACATCAGCGTCGCCATCGCCGTCAATATCCGAAATCTGTATCAGACCGTTTTCTCTTGGGAAGCCCAAATATCCTAATTTATCATCAGAAAATGCAGCATCGAAAGGCGCAGGGAACGTTATCGTCATTTTAGTGCCCGATACGGCCGTGCCGACGTAAGCAGCAATACTTGGAGCATGAACTCCTCTCCATCTTGCTCCTTTCCACGAACTCGATTCTATGGACAATACACCAAAATCCATTCTACCCGTAGCGTCTCCTGTGCCGTGCATGTGATTACCGACAGTAAATCCGCCTTGTGCTACGTCTCTATCATCAAAGAAAACGCAGACCTCCTCCTCTATTGTTGAAGGTAAGGTGGTGTTCTCATTGGCGAAAGAATCACCCATCTTCCGATATACGAACCTTAGCCCAGACTCAGAACCAACATTGTCCTTGAGTCTAAAACCGTATAATTGACCGCTACCTATTGCGTCAGACAACTTATCTACAGTTGGCACATGACTGCTGTATGATGTCACCGAAGATGAACCGTATCGCTTATTGAACTTGGTATCTCCAATCTTTCCGAAGCCCCAAATCCCAGCATCTGGCGCCCAACCGGGCACTCCACTGGCTACCAGTCCTCCGAAATTGATACGAGAGGTTGCTCTACTGCCAACTCTGAGACCTTTCACAAGTGTGGAAGATGAACCCTTGAGCGAGAAAGATTCATTGTTTATTGTGTTGTGATTCTTTCCACTTACTGTATCAGATACTGCTCTAAGAACACTATCTTCCTCAAACTCAGCAACGCTTCTGACTTCCTCTCCGCTTTCTTCTGCAGTGATATACTGCTGTAATGTGGTGATTGGGGCAAATGGTCTTCCATGCTTATTCAGAGGCAATGGCGCGGGATGCATATTCTCCCCCTCACCCTCTTCGGGCAATGCCCAGAAGTTACGCCACCTTCCACCATGACCGATGAGGAACTGCGGTTGATAGGGGTGTTGTCCTGTGCTATTGTCGAGCCATGTGCAGAAGTTCCTGCCAGTAGCGCCGGGCACTGTGCTGTGAATCACTACCGTGTAACCTGTATCTCCGTTCAAATCCTGAACTTCTCTGCCGATATGGGCACGAATATACCCCATGTGAGTTCCTCGGTCATTGTTATCGGTATGCCAGAATGGTGCAGGGTCGTGCGCGGAACCATCTGTATAACGAGCGTTTAGAGCAGCATGTTGGTTGATTAATCGCACAATTTCCTGCGCTGCTGCCTCAGTATTGACTACTCCATCCTTCTGAGCAACCTCACCGCAGTCTATCGTAAGCCTCCTAACGAAGTCCATGTCCTTCCACTGAGGCAGATGTTGGAGTCTACTCTCTTCGTGAGATGACAAGTCAAGTGTCGTGCTACGTATTCCTTTTAGACAAAGGAAAGCGGGAATCACTCTGGTCCCATCTGGAGTATCAAAGAATGTTGAAGGGTCACGGAAGGAACAGTTTGTCGTTCCGTTTCTAAGTCTCACCAGTTCATTCGTAAAGGTATCAAACGAATCAACTGGTATTCTGGTAAATGAGTGATAACCATCTGCAACCTTGTAGAGAGCCACAGAGTCATTAGTCCTCGAAGTCACACTATTATCAACGCTGAGACCAGATACTGTTCCACCGAACGAATAGCCCGTATGGACATGGTGACCGTGAGCCTTACCATACAATCTCGCGCCTGCTATCTTCCTACCATCATCGGGAAGCGTCAAATTAACGTTAGACTGTAGATTCTGGTTATTAGCCAACTGCACAGCAATACCTCCACCAACTGTGATTGATGTAGGCGAAATCGCTGTGATTAAACCCGCAATAGCGCCGACTGAACTGAAGAGTGTATCACCCACAGAGTAGACAGTTGTGGCATCAACACCATCTACTACCATAGCCCCTGTGTATCCTGCCGAATAATATGTAGGATTGAGAGGTTTGTTAATTAGAACTCCCGATGCTATTGGAGAGTCACGATAAGTGCTACTTTCAAGCAAATCAAGCGTATGCCTGTTAGCAAGGTCATGAGCGTATGCGCTCTCGATGAACTTAGACTGTTGAGTACCTCGTATGTAGGGATTCTGTGAAAGGAATCCGTTAGCCACGTCTATCTGCGTAGTCCATGGGCTTGGACCAGAGCCGTTGTATGTCGCAGTAATCTTGTCGAGTCTGCTTCTGCTTGTGCCACCATCTTCCACGACTTCCTTCGGCCAACCTATCTCTGCGGCTTGGGCGCTTGACTGCACCTGCATGTGAATATCTTGGAAGGCTACAAACTCCCTATCGTGCGCAGTATCATACAAAAGCACGCGTGCGTGTCCATCTTCAGCCAGATATGGGTCTACGTAGGCCACAGTGGGGGCTTGAGCGGCTGTGAGACCCAGCGCCTTGTAGTTCTCCTCCACAGTCCTATTCACGTGTTGTACGTAATTCCTCGCAGTTTCAAGGCAGGTGTTTCCAATTAGGAAGTTTTCAAGCGGTATACTATCTCTTGGATTAGTCGTATCCAAATCTCCTTTTCCTCCGTTAAACTCCTTCCATACCTGCGCTTCATTCAGAACTCCCCTGCTCTTTGCGAATAGCCCCTCAACTGCATGGGGGTTGTTGTAAGACATATTGGCCCATACCGTATCCCCGTTTCGCAATCCACCCGGTGCATAGGGGTTGAGCCACTTGGCATTGAGTATGGCGTCCTTGTCCTCATAATCGCCTATCCGCACTGCTAATTTGGCATTGGCTGGAATTATCGGTGTGGCAGCGCTCAGCGTTATCGTCTGCTTGTCATTAGCAAGCGCTTCTGTGACCTTAGTCACAGTCCCTATCTTGTGAATGACGTTAGCAGTGGTCTTGTAGTAGAGGATGTCGTCTTTCTTGACATTGAGACCGTGGAGGTCGTTGACGTTCTTACCAGTCTGATTGGTTATCTCAATGGTATAGGGAGCGCTGCTATTCGCCGCTTGTGCAGTGATTACTATGTTCGTGTCAATCATCAGATTGTCATTGAGTTCGCTCCATAGCGGGTGCATCTGACTTGTGGTTGTGAGTGCGGTAGTCATGTTAGAACTAATGACATCCCTGCACTTCTTAGCGAGCGTAATCTTCTTTCCATTGAGCGATGCTGGATAGAGAGGTGTGGTTTGGAGGTATACGAGAACAAGGCCATTCTCAGGTATATCTACTGTAGGTGATAGCGGGAGTTTCTTCAAATGCCCATGATACTGATAATCGAACACATTAGTGCCATCATCATACTGAACTGAGTATCGCAATGTCCCAGTGCCAATGGGCATATTCTGCATCTCATCATAACCGAGGCTTGGGAATTTTGAGAAGTCCTCATCAGGTACGGTTATCACTATCGCTTTCAATAGGGTTCCAAGACTGTATTCTGTAGCGCTCAGCACAGTAGTGGTGGCTCGCTTAGTCTCCATGTGCGCAGCATGGGGATTACTTTCCGGACCAGCCTTGAACTCCACTGCGCTCGCATATTGGCGCAGACCGTAATCCACATTTCCGCCCTGCGTCTTTACACTGGCTGCGTCGTAGTAATACTCGCTTCTGCCTTCAAAGTCAGACGATGGAGTAAACTCGTCTGATGCCAGAGGGGAGAGAGTATCATCAAAACCGATTCCGCCAGCAAAAACGGGAGTGCCTACATCGAGTCCATCAAGAAAATTACTTGTGTGGCCGTATTCTGCATCAACGATGGTAAGATACTTGTCACCTGTGTTCACTCCACTATACCAAGCCCACTCTCCGTTACCGAGCCAGACCTTTCTGTATCTGTATGCTGTCGTTACTCCTCTGTAAGTGCCTGTCGATGTGGTAGCATCCGGGAACACATTGATGTCGTTCACATAGAGACGTTTGTTAGACGCATCCCATTTTGTGATGAATGTCGAGTTGATATATTCCCTGTTAGCCAAAGCGTGTGAATACGCAGATTGAGCCTCCCTGTCTGCTGGCATTACGTCCTTGAGCCGTCTCCCTACTGGACTTGGGTTCCACGTGTGAGCAGTGTGAGTGGCGTCTATGTGAATCTTGAATCCATTATCTGGGCCCACCCCACTGTCAAAGAACTGATGAGAGAAGAAAGGTATCTCGGCCAAAGCGCGAGTGCTGGCGTATTGGGTGCCTAATTGGTAATCGTGGCTAACATCACTCATACTCTGGAACATACGGTCATTCACAGTGCTACCATTCTCTATCCTCGACTGCTCCCCAAAGTCTGGTTCATTGTATACAGTGAAAATACCTTCCAGAGTCGGGGTTCCACTCGTTTCTCCTTTGAGAAAACCAGTAGCATTGAGCAGTCTCGCCATCGAGGTATATTCGACACCGCTCGATGAGACGAAGTCGCCCGAACCCAGCGCACCTAATGAAAACGTGAAGGTCGTTCCATTCTTGGAATCATACTTCCCACTGCTCCCATCTGCAAGATACACCCTACCATAACGTGGGAATCCGTAAGTGCCCCAACTTTGCATATCTGCAGATTCATTATTGATGGCCTTTACATGAAGCACATCGGCTCCATTACTGAAGTTAGCCACCAACTTATGGGCCATTGCTGCAAAAGCACGACGAGAAGAATATGGTTCATGAGCGAGAATACTTGGCTGATTCGTAGGCTTTGTGTCCATCGCTCCCTGCCCCGGTCCTCCAAGCGTGACTGTTACCACAGGTGAGTTCGGCTCTATCTCCTTGACGATATGAGAGTCTGGACTTCCTCTACCTATCTCATTGATGGAACGGGAAGTTGCTGCTTCAGAAAGACCAATGCAGCGTATGGTAGTGAAGTTCTGCCCTTCTCCCTCAGTTTCTTCTATGCTTCTCACACGAGCGCGACTCATGAGATACATGAGCGAGGCTGTGTTCGCATCATCTGAAGTGGAGACTAATGACTTGACGTTAGTCAGTTGATTGGTTCTCCTTCTATCAGATGGTTGAATGATTATTCTGGTGTCTGATGTGGGCGAATCTACTATCTCGATATTGTCTATGATATCGAAGACTTCGTGAATCGGCGTAGAAGACGATGCGGTAGCAGTATCGAACTCTCCAGCAGAAGGACTGTCTGCCGTTGTGTGTGGTTCAACTCTGGAATACAACCCTTTGTCTGTGAGATTTACTTTCTGCTCCACTTTGTTCAATGCTATCCTATTGAATACCGACTCATGAGTTCCAGTGCTACTTACTGATTCCACAATCACTTTCGGTGGACTATTCTGAATCGAGTCAGCATCTGCTCTGGGAGTGAAGTTTACTGCACCTACACCATCAGTGAACCTGTAAGGAGTAAGGGAATCATCTAACTCATCGTCTGCCGAATATCCCTCACTTACATCACCTATCATAGAATGAGGCATGGCTAAACTATTCAATGAGAGTTCTGCGATAGCAGCGATGTCAATATAACCGCCCGGCGAATAGAGAGTCTTTCCAGAGCCTATGGCATTGATTATGGCATCATAGATGTAAGAGCCACCACCAGTAGCCACATCGGAAGCAGGAACGGTTTTCTCAACCATCAATAGGGGTTGGGTTGTTCCACTCATGCTTGCTCCAGTAAGGTCTACTGCGTTGTAGTGAATCTCAACATATGGAGCGAACTTGACATTGGTGCTGCTCAATTGCGGAACATGCAATAATGCTACTCTGCTTTCCTTCGAGGGTCGAAGATGGAATTTTCTTGTTTCGTCATTAAAGGTGCCTTTCCATGCTGGTACTGGCCCCTTTAGCATGAATGGAGTGAAGTCAAAATTAGGACCGCCGATGGCTATGAGTTTCTTCTTTCCAGCAGGAGGTGAAGATGTATTGTGATACGAATTGAAGGCGGCTGTAACAGTGCTCGAATTAACTACATCGTTTATCTTGAAGTTTCCAGCCTCTCTGTATACATCTACCCTGCTATTGACAGATATCTGCTTATCGACACCTTTCTGAGCATCATCATACATAATGTCGATTATATCTGCCGAGCCATCTATCTGTTGGTCGATTATCTCATCGTTGGCTCTTGGGAGTATTCTAAGGAACTCATGACCATCAACATGGTTCAACGTATGTCTCCCACTATGTCCGATTTGAAATGCAGCATCTAATGAAGTGGGCCATACAACTGCATAGGGATTATCGGGGTCGGAGGTAGTAGTAGCCATTCGACTCGAATACACGAAGCCATGAGACTCGAATATCCCCTCATCTATCACCATCTGCCCCGTTCTATCCACTATCTGAGAAGAGAAGTGAGGAGGTTGATACGGCTTCCCAGTCCCACTATCTATCAGTAAGTCTGCACCTATGACCACGAAATGATTGTCTACATCGGTGCTACGGGATGTATGAAGCATTCCTCTAATACCGCTTGTTGGAGTTGCGGCAAAGTCAAGATGAATACTGGAAACAAGACAAGTATTAGTGTCCACATTGATATTATGAAGTCTGAGTCTCTCTGGAGGAGTCTGATTAGGTATCTTAGTATTCGGATTGATGCTACCCGGATTAACGAGTATATTGTATGGAACATGAGGAATCTTTCGCATGGTTGTTCCAGAAGAAGTGCTCTGCGTAATCTCATAATCTCCATTGCTATATGGGGAGGACGTGAAAGCATAATTGCCGCTAACCGTAGATAGCCCCGTTAATTTCTTCGCAAGCGCCGTCGCTTCTGCATCAGAGAGAGTAATTTGCGAGATAGTAACAGACTGCCCTCCAACTTGAGTGCCATTCGTTGCGATATTGGTAATGTTGTATATTCCCTCAATGGGACTAATCGGCTCCTCGAAACGATAGAGAAGTTGAGTGCTACCGTCTGGTAATGGAGTATTGCCAGTAATATGAGTATTTTTCAGTCCTCCATTCAGATGCACGGCTTCGATGACGCCTCTAAACTGACCGCCCTTACCACCTACATACACATGAGCATTAGACTTAGCCAAAGTAAAATTGGTATCCTTAATGTCTTTACTGACTACAATCGACCCATTCACATACAACTCTATCGCCGTCGATTTAACTGCTGCAACTACGTGAAGTAGAGGCCTGTGGTTACGATTTAGGTCAGTAGCATCATCATAGGTTAAACCTGTGAATCTGTTGTATGAATCATGAATCCCACCATATGAAGAAGATGGATAAACAGTGCCCTCATATCTGGTGCTCTGCTTAGTAGCGGTGCTAAGTTGAAATCTTTGAGTGCTCACACCATCCTTGAGAAAGACCTCAAATACTGCAGGGCCGGGAGTATCTACATTGCCTACAGTGAGTTTGAACTGCCCTTCCTTTTCTATCACAGTGCCGCCACAATCTGGCATTATCCAAGCCTCGATGACGAGATAATTGGAGAACTTACCAGATGAAGGAGTTAGTGTACGATGGCCGTGCGGCGATTCATCGAGGATATTTCTTACATCACTCGCACCATCAAGCGTCTTATGACCAAGCGCAGTAAACTGCCCTTCTGGAATAATGATACTATCGCTCACGCCATCAAAGAAGAACGCATGATTGGAGCGGCCTATCACAGTCATATCATCACAACAAGTTATCCACTGGGGCGAATATCATGTTGAACGAGTATACTGTCTCTCCGGCATCATACATAATGTCTAATTTTTGTACAGCGCCTTGAATGCCTGTGAACTTATCTCCTTGGTCGAACGCAACACTTGCTGGGTAGTCGTTACCCTCAGAAGTCTTACCCAAGCCTTTTACTCCGCCAAATAATCCAGTGGGCATGAAAAAGTTCCTTGCAGTATATAATTCTCCATCCTCCGCTTTGATAGATGAATTGTAAGGTATCTGTAATCCTGTGATGTAATCGTTCTCATCATTGGATTTGGTAGTCGCAACTGCTACGCCGGCAAGTGAGCCAGCAAGTGATAAGCCCCCAGTGGCTGGAACAGCAGCAATACCGCCTATAATCATAGCAAGCCCTACAAATTCTCTCCCAGCCTTTGTTACGCTATTATTGAGTATTCCATAGAGGTCCATGGCCTTATCGCCTGCCGATTTCTTCTTACCTGTAGACCCGCCTGAGAAAGGGTTGATTTCCGAGGAAAAGAATCCCCCAGTGACGCCTGTATCGGGGATGAATCTCGGCGTGCCATTATTGGAAACTGCTCCTTTCGCTACCATAGATATGGAAACGCCCCAATTATCTTCATCGCCATCGGGATTTGTAGTCCGTGCAACTGCGCTCGATAAAGCAGCCGAGAACCTATCATTGATACAAGTATTAACAGCACTGGCGAGATTGCCGACAACGGTGCTATCTGCCTCAGAGAGGTTGATTAGAACATCGTCATTACCTGAATTATGCCTTGCGACACCAGAACCCGTCGAAGTGAAAGTGATGTATCTCTTGGTGCCAGAAAGGTCGGTTATCTCTAACTTCTGGCCCAACAGAGCAGTGAGATTAGTGCTTGTTGCGAATGCTTCGTGTCTATGTCCAAGCCCACCGCCTCTTGCGAAGTTAATCACGGCTGATGCTGCCGTGCTTGCTCCAGCACTCCTATCGTCGGCTATTATGCCTCTGATGTTTATCATCGCTTGGTTCACGTTAAGGTCGAATCCTATACGCTTGCTACCACTGAAGGGCATAGGCGACCCGCCTACCTTTCTTGTTGTAGTCAGGACCATCTCTTGAGCATCTAACTCAATGAGTCTACCATTCTCTTGCACGAGTCTAATAGGAGTAGCAGAAGGCATTATGCATACCTACCACGTTGCGTCACACCGCCCATGTTTCTTGCGAGTTCCTCTTGAATTAAGTCACTCATTTCACGAGCCAATGCTCTCTTATCTGAGCGGTCTGTTACACCGCTCATTTCTATTGACATATTGAATGTTTGAGTGACTCCACCCTGAACGGATGTACCTACTGTAGTGCTCCCGCCACCGCCACCGCCACCGCCGGTAACGAGATTTTTTCCTCCACCCACTATTGATTTACCAAAATTGAAGACCTTACCCAATGAGCCACCTATGATATCCTTAGCCGTTTTCAGTATGTTCATCAAGGCGTCAATAATAGCCCCCACTCCATCTTTGAGGAACAAGAATACCGGACCAAGCGTCTTATCATAAACGCTCTTCATCACACCCATCACTCTACCCCATGCAGAAGCAAGAGCGTCGAATATACCTCCGACAACCTTCTTCATACCTCCCCAGATTTTACCCCATGTAGAAGCAAGAGCGTTGAATACACCTCCAACAACCTTCTTCATAGTTCCCCAGATAGGGGTGATTACCTTGTTCCATACAGCGGAAAGACGGCCGACTAAAATATCCCAGATATTCTTGATATTATCAATGGCTTTCCCCCACCGTAATGTTATGAGATTGAAAATGAACCCTAACGTATTTTTGAAAATCTCCCATATCGGAACTAAGATTTCATTCCAAACCCCTTTCATGAGTTTGACGAGTCCTCTCCAAAGAGCCCCAATAAATTTGAACACAGGAGCAACAAGATTCTTGAATCCCTCCCAAATGGGAGCGAGATGCTCGTTCCAAAACTCCTTAATCTTGGTGAATGCCTTGATTGCTACTCCTTTTACAGCAGAGAAGATGCCCTTTAGTGCACCACCGATACCCGATGCGATGCCTCCAAGCCCACTCATAGCACTGCCTATCCCACTAAGAGAACTTGATACTGCAGAAAGTGAGTTTAGTAATGCACCTAGCGCCATCAGATATCCTCTCCATCTAAGAATGAATAATCAAGAGTCACGGTTTCATTTCCAGTAGAGTCTTGCATATGCTGTCTTTTCCTTTCCTTGTCTTCTTCATCATTGATTGCGAGCGCCCAAGCAAGGGACTGGGTGAAAATCTCCTTATCCATCTGATATACCTCTGTAAGCGATATGCTGTAATGTTTCGCCACGATATAGGCGAACAACTGAGCCTGCAGTCCAAAATCTTCGATAGATTCTATCTTCCGTTTCTTAAGGAACTGCTGAACTCTCAATTGTTCGCGTTCGTAAAACCCCCCTGCATCACCTCTGCAAGTTCATCTGGCTTTGGTAATAGCGCGGCTAACTGCTGCCCTACGTAGGCATTAACGTTGGCTAAGTCATCCGGTGAGAGTTCGGGATTAGTTCTCAATATCCAATTGGTGAAGGCGTATTTCCAATAACCTTCAAGGTCAAGTTTGACGTCGTCACCATCGACAAGAAAGAGGTTCTGGGCGGCTTTTTGAACGTCGAAAAACGAAATGTCGCGCACCCACACCTCCATCTTTTCATCTGGATTATCGCGGTTTACGCCAATCTCATGTCTTCGTTCATTCTTCTTCGCTACTATATTCTCCTTGTTGTCCACTATTGTCATTTTCAGTCACTTCCATGGTTACAGCCTCTTCCGAGGGGGCATCCGACGTTTCCTCAACAGCCTCTTCCGAGGGGGTTTCGGTCTCGCTTTCAGTTTCCTGTGTAATTGTTATTCCTTCATCGTGTTGCCTCAAACGCAAAACGACTTCTGACTTGGTGCCACGAATTGTAAGTCCTCTTTCTCTACATTCGTCCTGTAATTCTCGAACTGTCCATGAGTGGTAATCCACTTCACCAAATGGGTTGCTCTCAGGGGGGACTATCATAGCCTCTTCCTCTTCCTCAAGAACTTCCTCTTCTTCCTCAAGAACTTCCTCTTCTTCCTCAAGAACTTCCTCTTCTTCCTCAAGAACTTCCTCTGCGGCCTCTACCCATGCAGGCTTCTCTTCGACCTCTTCAGGCTCAGGCTCCACTTCTGGCTCAGGCTTAGGCTTGAAATCCTCAATCTTCTCTGTATCGAGAGGCACGATAGGGTCTTCGAGAGTAAATCGGTCAAGCCTCTTTGAGACCATCTCATCGACGCTTTCTCTCGTGCCTACAAAGAGCATCATAGTTTGAAGAGGCACCTTCTTTCCATAGTGTTCTAAATGCTCATTACATCTATCAAGCAGCCAATAGACATACTCCTCATGAGTATGACGATTGTAGTATTGCACTCTTTCCAAATCTGACGGCATCATAGTAATCACGCGTGTAGTATCGTATCCTTGCTAATGACCTTGAAGGTCTTAGGCAATATCTTGAGTGCAGAGCGTATTGGCCCCTTATCCTCTGGAATAGGAAGCGGTGCCTCCGTAATGAAATAGTCATCAATTAGTATGTCGATAGATTCTCTGTCTGCCCCAGTGCCCTGTTTGACGAAAGACAGTCGTATCATGTCTGCATCTGTTTGAGCAGTCTCATCAGTATCGTCGAAATGGTCTACTGCTCTCCTTACCTTATGGTAGAAAAGAGGGTCATCCACGATAATCTCCATCTCAAGGTCATACTCAGTCTTACCTTCCACAGCGAGTTTAGGGTTTCTTGTTCCAGCATGAGGCACTTGGTCTGTCGCCGCATCTGCTATGTTTGCTCCGCTGATAGTGTAGAATTGCTCAACTCCAGTCTTACCGTTTAAAGTGAAAGATACTACCTGCCCTAATGTGGTTCCTGCTACGCTTATCGAACCGTTGTAGAACATAAACGGCTTCTGCGTACCCTTCTCGATACCTGCCTTCTTCCGTTCAACTTCAGTATTAGCGGTGTCCTCAAAGAGCCTGTGCGTATCGTATCTGTCTCCTTTTGTGCTTTCTAAGCGCCCTGTATCGGTATAACAAAGAGCAGAATCGAAGTTTGTAGTGAGTCTTAGAGCAGCATCTGTATCAGCGGTCAAACTGAAGTCCTTGACCTTACAACCACGGAAAACACGCGTAAGTTGCTTAGAATCGCCACTTCCACCATCTGTAGTTCCCTCATTGCTATCGGCATCGCGCCTTCTGATACTCACTTCCATTGAGAAAGATGGTATTGTGCTTCGAGAGAAGAAGAGATGCTCGACGGGTTGAGTTAGGTTGCCAGTGCTACTGTCTCTGTGAGGACTGCCGAAAGTTGAGTCTGTTTGATACTTAGCGAACTTCACGACTAAATCATTTGCATGGGCATACAATAGAGAGTCGTCCAACCAGACTGAATACTCTGCCCCATTTCGTTGCACAGCCGCTATCCTTCTAACCTCAGTTTTGAGAGCCTTATCGAATATCTGTGCGGCTCCTACATTGGGCCAAGCGTCGTCTTTCTTGTCTACACTGGTGCCCACGCCAGTATCTCTGTATGTTTGAACATCAACCATCTCTGTCGAAGAGTCAAGAATGATGTAATCACCCGGAGCGAGTTGCACGCTATTTATCGTAGGCCAACTACTGTTTCCATCAAACATCAAGAAATTATCGCCTGCACTAACTGAACCAAGAAGACTGTATGTGTTACCGCCAGTCTCCTTTGTGTTAGCATGTAATTTTACTACCTCTTGACCGAGGCAGTAGTTAAACCATCTACCATTGTGAATGTTGCACTCGAAAGAGCCTCCTTGATTGAGGTATCTACCCGGAACTTGCACTGCTACATCACGACCAAGGCCAACAACATGATAACGCTTGAGGTCAACTTTAGTCTCTGGTAGGGCTATGGTGCTGACCAGTCCAACGAATTGGTCAGTCAGAACACGCTCCACAGATTCATTGGCAGCATCATTATGAATCATACTGACATCTATTGTCGGCGTAGTGAAGGAGTGAATATACATGGTATCTCCAGTCTTTGAGTCTTTGTCGGCAGTAGTATGGTCAGATTTCAACGCAGGAGTGACTGTAATCTCAGTCTTGTTGTTATTTTGGCTGTTCGTATCATTTGCGACTTCCTGCTTGATGATGGTATATGTCCTACCAGTTACAGAATAATCATCATCAGTGCTCCAATTAGGACTGGTTGAGGCTATTGAGAAGGTCACTTTACTACCCACAAGCATCCCATTGGGATAACGAAGGATTCCGTTATGCACTGGAGTATTCGACGCACCGCTATCAAAGACAATCACACTGGTATCCTTAGTGAGATTCTGATGTGGCGCATTAGCGGGTGCAGGGTCATTCGGGTCAAAAGATGCTGTGAACTTGAAATTAGACCCCGCATAACCATGTTTCAAAGTCAAGCCAGACTCGTGACCGAAGGTCACTTCTGTTAAATCACCCTTGTAGACTGTGGACGGCATGGCTCTCTCTCACCTCATGGGATTGGCTCTGCAAAGATAACTACTTCTATCTGGAAGGTCATTCTGAACAATTTCTTGCTCCTATCGGACAAATCCGTGCGTGTTTTGTATACTAACCTATCGAAATTGACGCCATCGCCCTTTCTCTTCAAGTGAATACACCTTCTCAACTCGTTTTCCATCTCCTTAAGTTGCCTACGATTTCTCGTAGTCCGCATATCCACCGTGATATTGATTCTGGTTGTGACAAAATCGTAGAGCATCTCAGGTAGTTCTTCGTTATGTGCCGTCTCGAAAACGAGAATATAGTCCGACCTATCAAGGTCAAGACGCTTACCTCGCTCAGGCGTCACATCGGCTATATCAATGATAATAGGCTTGTAGTTGCTCGTATTTGCCCTATTCCAATTGTCCTTGAGGACATCCAAAATGACATCTATTCCTTCTTTGAAGGTGGCAACCATTTCTTCTTCCTCCTTGCTTTATCATGAGCGTCCCAATCTGGTAATACTGAATTACCATTGAACTTAAGTTTCTGCTCAGTCAATATGGGCGATTCAGTTAGCATACGCCTATCCACAATATCAGGATTCTCCTCTTGAGACTTCACTAAATCGTGATACTGCGTAGAACCTTCTATAACGCCCTTACGTAGTTCCGCTTGAGTCTCTGCTTGAGTGAACTCCTTCTCAATCGCTTCTTTCCACTCATTGTAGACCATTTTTTCGGTATCATCACCCAAAGACAACCACCTCAATGTATCGCGTGAAGACCCGGTCTACATCTGCTCGATAGAGTTGAATCTTAGATGCCAAGTCCACATTCTGTGTTCCTTCCGGTATGAGAACGCTACGGTCATCATTCATCAGTAAATCAATTGCTACCAACTTAGTGCAGATATCCTCTATGCCTTTATCCACATAGCGCTCACCATAGATGTAAGATGTCTTGATTGCATTCCACTCAAAGAATGGATATGAGTTGTTGAAGTATATGATGCCCATCTCGTGGTCGAGCCACCAGTCTCTCAGTCTGCCTTTGTCTCCACTGGTGCTTCCACCTTGAAGGTCTATCTGGAATTGATGTTGAGTCAGAATCCCCGCTATATCAGAAAGAGCAGACCCTACTACAATTACACATCCGGTGAAGGCCGTAGCAGTTTTCCCTGTATAACGAAAGACGTCACCGCTCGCATCGACGACAACACCCGTTTCTGCAAATCCACTTGTAGTATCTACGTTAATAGTTGTAGAAGAGAGATTACTGAATGTAGCCGTTGAACTGCTGGTCTGACTAATATCTATGTCGCTATCAGTGGCAACGATTGTGCAACTCTCTCCTCCCTTTGTATCTCTCATGCTGGTTATCTTGACGATGCCTGTCCCATAATCGGAATTAGCCGAAGCAAGAAACTCATTGTGAACTGCGACATTAGCCGTATTACCCTCAAGAATAAATGTAGGCGCAAAATCCACTACGGTCTTTCCTACTCTGTCTTCTTTATTGATTAGGTCAGCCAGATTCTGAGCAGAAGTTGCCTTATCGAAGTCTGCTCGCCAATTCGCAGTGCTACTGCCGATTGAGAGGACACCGACGCTCCCATTGCCGGGTGAAACGACTATGGAACCGGAGAGGTCTCGCACATTGTCTGGCAGTGTGATTCTTGCCTCTGCTGCACCTATCTCTCGGTAGTCATCTCCTTGCCACAACTCCAATCGAAGTATCTGCTGAACGTTTCTGAAGAGAAGTGGAGAAGTGCCGACGTAGTCAGTATAGTATCGACGACGATATGGCTTGTAAGTATCGAAGTTGATGTATTCCGCATTAACAAGATACGGTCTCCATGCATTGTGAGTTCTGTTGTCTATGTGGTCCTGCATACGAAGAATGACTTCCTCAACCTTAGCCTTAGTTAATCCACGAGTTCTTCCATTGGTGAATGATGCCAGATTTTGCACATATGTATCGTCTACCGCTTGGTAATCCGAAGTTGAGAATGACCCTGTAAAGTATAGGGCTACTCCATTGGTCCCTCCTTCGGCAATAGATGTAATTGTCTTCTCTATTCCCAATGCTTGCGCATCGCTGTAAATGAGAATTGTATCGCCTACTGAAAATCCGATATTTCTGTAATCGGCGCCCGTCACATATACTCTATCAGACTCAGAGTCAGCACTGACTGCGACAGCATCTTGCGGCCCCATATCGAGTAGGTCTGCAACTTTCTGTGCTGTGGTGTAGACGACTGCTGTGGGGTCAAGAGGTCTTGTCTCTCCTTCACCGGGGCTGAATACTTGTGGCATTTCAATCTCTCTCTTACGAGTTCTCTTCGGCTAATTCACTATACCCACAGTATATCCAAGCCTTGTCGAATGCTGTCATTTCAGTAACCCCCGCCACATGATACACATTCACTCTTACCGCAATATGACCAACCTTCTTCATGGGAATTATCTTCACAATTGATTTTTTTGCCC